ATGAACGACCTCAACCTCGGCCCGTGGACGCCACCGCCGACCTACCCCAGCCCGCCCCTCACCCCCGCCGACATGGACGACCTCGACGCCCGCCTCGCCACCCAGCCCGAGGCCACCATCACCAACTCGCGGCTCGCCGAGGCCTATGTCGCTTATGGGAATCGACACGGCTTCCTCATCGCCGAGGTCGTCCTCGGTCTCTACGTGCCCGACCACATCCTCGACGGGAAGTGCTACGACGTGCTCGCCGAGCGGCGCCCCGAACTGCTCGCGCTGTTCGAGTCCTTCGAGATCCCCGAGCGCGTCCGCGAGGCGTTTGGTATGGACGAGGGGACCGATGCCGACTGACCTGCACCAGCTCCATCCCGAGGTCGCGCTCCTGCCCCGCGGGTGTCGCGACATCGCCGAGGTGGACGCCCCAGGCGCGGGCGACCCCGTCCGCCTCGACGTGCCGTTCCCGGTGGTCCTCGGCCGCGCGACCGACTTCGAGCCGCTCGACTGCGCCGTCGTCGGCGCGTTCGTGAGCTGGGGCTACGGCTGGGCCAACGGCGACTCCCTCGTGCTGGCCGTGCGCGGCCTGCCTGCCTTCCCGATGGAGGAGCACCTCCACGACTCCGAGGTCGAGGTCTGGGGCCGCCCGCGCACCTACCGCCGGACGCATCCGAGCCACCCGCTCTTCTTCTCGCGCCACGGGGGCTGCGGCATCGACCTGGCGGAGGGCGGCGCCCCGCCCATCATGGACTCGGCCACGCCGGTCGCGCTTCGCCCCATGCGAGACCGCTACCTGCCCGGCCTGTGGTGCGCGAGCGCGTCGCTCGACCTGGCGCTCGCCGTCGTCGCCCAGATGGAGGGCGTCCACATCGTGCAGGACACCTACGGCTTCAAGCCCTCGGCCGCGCCCGACCGGATGGCCCGGCCGACGATGCCCGAACCGGGCGGCTACTCGACGCGCCGCAAGCCCCGGAGCTACCGGGCCGACGCCGTCCGCCGCTCCCGCTGGGGGCGCTTCACGAGCCTCTACGCCTCGCTCGTCTCCGAGCACATCCCCTCTGCCCCCTCCGACAATGGCTGATCAGACCACCATCGAATGGACCGACCACACGTTCTCGCCGTGGAGGGGCTGCGCGAAGGTCTCGCCCGGCTGCGACCACTGCTACGCCGACGTGCTCTCGAAGCGCAATCCCGCCGTGCTCGGCGAGTGGGGGAAGGACGCCAACCGCGTCATCGCGGCTGAGGCCTACTGGCGGAAGCCGCTCCGCTGGGAGCGTGAGGCCGCCGCCTTCGAGGCCGAGCACGGCCGCCGCCAGCGCGTGTTCGCCAACCAGCTCGGCGACGTGTTCGAGAACCGACCCGACCTCGCCGCGCCCCGGCTCCGGCTGCTGGACCTCATCCGGCGGACGCCCTCGCTCGACTGGCAGCTCCTCACGAAGCGGCCGAAGAACGTCCTGCCGCTACTGCGTCGGGCGTACGAGGATGCGAACGCCGAGTGCAACGACCCCGCTGACGACGGGAGCGATTGGGAGGAGGTTGAGGAGTGGCTCGAACTCGTGCGCTGGCTCGACTGCTGGATTACAGGCGACTACGTTCCCGAGAACGTCTGGCTGGGCACGTCGGTCGAGGACCAGGAGCGCGCCGCCCAGCGCGTACCGGCGCTCCTCAAAGTCCCCGCCGCCGTCCGGTTCCTCAGCATGGAGCCGCTGTTGGGGCCGGTGAACCTCTCCGCCGCGCTCGACCACTACTGGTGCCCCGAGTGTGATCACACCTGGGCGCCGCCTGGGATGCGCGAGCCGGATCTGCCCAGAGACCGTCGCCTTGCGCCCTGCTGCTCCATCTGCTCCGCCGATGTAGGACGCGATGTGAGGATGTACCGCCGCGATGGCATCGACTGGGTGATCGTCGGAGGCGAGTCCGGCCACGGTGCCCGCCCGATGCACCCCGACTGGGCACGCTCCCTCCGCGACCAGTGCACCGAGGCGGGCGTGCCCTTCCTCTTCAAGCAGTGGGGAGCCCATGCGCCGGCCGACTGCATCGCGTGTGAGGGCGAGGACCGGACCGAGGGCGCCGAGTGCGAGACCTGCGGCTCGGTCATCCGGGCAGGCTGGCCGCCCATGCTCCGCGTCGGAAAGAAGGCCTCGGGTCGCCAACTCGACGGCCGGACCCACGACGGCTTCCCGTCCAGCCCCGCCGGGGAGGTGGCGCCATGACCGCGCCCCTCCACGACCTGACGAGCGACGCGCTCCACGCGCTCGCGCACCTGGCGGGCTTCCTCCTGCTAGCCGCCGCCGTGACCGCGGCCTCGATGTCGACCTCGTCGGCCCGCCGCATCCGCCGCCCCGCGCCCCGCACGCGCAAGGAGGAGTCGAGCCCGCGCCCGCCCTCCGGCTCCACCGTCCCCGGCGACCCCATGCCAGTCGAGGACGAGACCGCCGAATGGTGGGGACCCTTCCGCGTCGCCCGATGACCGCGCCCGTCTGCCAACGCTGGCGATCCGGCCGCGCCACCTACCGCCCCGTCGGGGAGCCGTTCGAGCCTCGTGCCCACGAGGTCGAGGCGATCCCCGACGACGCGACCGCCAAGACCTTCGTCGAGCGCCACCACTACTCAGGCTCGTACCCGGCGGCTCGCTTCCGCGTCGGACTGTTCGAGCGCTGGGGCGGCCGTCTCGTCGGCGTTGCGGTCTTCTCCGTCCCGGTCCGCGCCGAGGTCACGACCAACTGGTTTGAGGGCGACGCGGGCGAGCACACCGAGTTGGGCCGGTTCGTGCTCCTGGACCACGTCGCCGCCAACGCCGAGACGTGGTTCCTGGCCCGCTGCGTCGAGGTGCTACAGGCGGAGCGCATTCGGGCTGTGGTCTCGTTCGCCGACCCGCTCCCCCGCGAGACCGAGGCGGGCCACCTCGTCGCGCCGGGCCACGTCGGGACGATCTACCAGGCGAAGGGGGCCATCTACGCGGGCCGGGCGCGGGCGCGGACGCTCCGCCTGTTGCCCGACGGCCGGGTCCTCTCAGACCGGACGCGCGCAAAGCTCCGCGCCGGGGACCGGGGCTGGCGCCACGCCGCCGACCAACTCGTGCGCGCGGGCGCCGACGCGCCGACCTCGGAGGCCCCGGCCGAGCTGCGCCGCTGGGCAGACCTCTGGGTCCCTCGTGTGTGTCGGTCGGTTCGGCATCCCGGCAACCATCGCTACCTGTTCCCGCTCCACGGTGGCCGCATCCGGCCCGAGGTGGAGGCCCTCCCGTACCCCAAGCTCCATGTCTGAGCCCTGCCCCGACGCCGCCCTCGCCCTCGTCGGCCTGTGCTGCGCGCTCGTCCTCGCCGTCCCGCTCCTGGCTCTCGCCGCCCTCCGCCCCGATGCCTGACCCGATCCGCCTCGGCGACGCCGTGACCCCGACGCGCTGGCTCGAAGACGGCGACGGTGCGGACTCCCCCCGTCGCACCGTCGCCAGTCCCGGCGAGGTGCTCGTCGTCGTCGCCGTGGACGGATTCTGGCCGCTCTACGTGACGCACCCGCCGGTCCGCTACCCGGTCAGCCCCGGCGACCAGTTCGGCGTGCAGCTCGACGAGGTGCGCCCCGTGCCCGACACCTGCCAGCCGCCCGCCTTCCCTTCCGACCTGTTCAACTCCTGCCTCCCACACCCCCAGCACCCATGCGAGACCTCACCAACGCCCGCTTCCTCGTCGCGTCCAGCACGGACGGCGACCACTTCGCCCTGACCCAGGCGGGCGACGACCTCGATGTCGCCCAGCGCGCCTACCTCAACGCCATCGCGGCCAACGGGACCACCGACGTCCACCTCGTCGAGCGCGTCCCCGTCATCCTCCACGACGGCCGCGGCGCCCAGGGCGTCATGCTCCGGCTCGCCGAGCGGCTCGCGTGGTGCCAGCGGGTCATGATCGAGAGCGGCCTGACCGCTCGCGATGTGGCCCGCCACGTACGGTTCGGCGAGGCGTCGATCGTGGCCATGTTCTCCGGAGAGGAGGTCAAGGCGCGCTGGGTCGACGAGCTCGTCGAAGCACTCGAGGAGATCACCGAGGCCGACTGACCCATGCCCCGCAACATGTCGTTCAGCCTCACCACCCAGCAGGTGAGGGACCGCACGAAGACCGTCACGCGCCGCTTCGGCTGGCGCACGCTCCAACCCGGCACTGTCGTCTGGGCCGTCGAAAAGGCGATGGGCTTGAAGAAGGGCGAGCGCGTCGTGCGCATCTGCCCCCTCCGCATCGTCTCGAACCGCGCCGAGCCGCTGGCCCGGATGCTCGACGACCCCGCCTACGGCGACGCCGAGGCGGTCCGGGAGGGCTTCCCCGACCTCGACGGCCGCGGCTTCGTGGACTTCCTGCTCCGCTCGACGCGGCGCACCGCTGACGAGCGCCCCCAGCGCATTGAGTTCGAGTACGTCGAGCCCGGCGACGACGACTGGCCAGGTAGCTCGGTGCCGACGGGCTCTTCCTCGCCGTCGGAGCGTACGTCCCCGGACGCACTCACCTCGCCCTCCGCCATGCTCCCGACCGACGATCCACCTGCCTGCGGATGGCCTGCGTTCGTCCGCGGCCTACTCGCCCACACCGAGGACCGGCAGGAGGACCTGGCAAAACGTCTCTGCATCCGTCGCCGCGCGACCATTTCGGACTGGCAGCGCGGGGACCGCACGCCGACCGGGCCGGATGCGATCGTGCTCAAGGTCTGGGCGGGCATCGTTGGCTATGTGCCGAGTGACTAGTGGCTTGGCACAGCGCGACGCTGCGGCCCAGGCCGCGCTCGGCTCGGCCAGCAGGACTGCACGGCGGCCGACGATTCAGTGGAGAAGCGCCAAGCCGATTCTCAGTGAACCAGACGTCGTTACCATGCCCTTATGCGGCTCTCCCGTGCCCTGGACATCGAGTCGGTCCGCCCGTTCCTCAGCGATCTGGCCCGGATCTTCCGACCACCCGTGCTGCGAAGCATCGCGCGGGAGGGACGGTCTGGATTCATGGACTCGGTGCTTCATGAGAGCGGTCTGGCCGATGCGCTACCCGAGGCAACAAGCATTGGGGCCGCATTCGACCAAGTGTTCGAGCTGCTCGACGAGTGGTACCGGTGCGAGTACGTATTCAAGAACCAGCTCGCCCAACACACTCTATCGAGCCTTCACAGCGCTGACGCCCAGTTCTTCTTCGAGCTCCGCGTCGCGGGCCGAATCGCGGACGCAGCCGCGTTCAATGGGACGTCGACTGTCTACGAGATCAAGACAGGTCTCGACAACTTCGACAGGCTTGACGATCAACTTCAGGCGTACACCCAGACGTTTGACCGCGTCTACGTTGCGACTGAGGCGTCGCTGGCTACTTCCCTGTCCGGGCGAGTCCCTGATGGCGTGGGACTCGTCGTCGTAGCCCCTGGCGGTGATGTTGAGGAGGTCTGTCCCTCTGCCTCCCACCTTGACCGGTTCGACCCCGGCCCAGCGTTCGACGTGTTCAGAAAGCGGGAGTACCTCGCCGTTACGGAGGAAATCTTCGGAGGCGTCCCCGACGTGCCCACATGGGAGCTGTATGATGCGTGCAGAGAACTCTTTTGCGGGCTAGACGCTCGCAAAGCTCACCACGTCTACTTCCAGGTGATGCGGAGTAGGGAGAGGGCGGGTGTCTCCGACATATCATCCCTGCCGAGCTCCCTCTTTGCGGTTGGCGTGGGGGGGAAGCTGAGCAGTGCAGACCGTGCTGTGCTTCCACAGATGCTTGCGAATAAGGCGGTGCCTGTATAACATGTCGGTCCACTACGAGATGGCCGATGTATGTACCCTATCTGCGTGCTCGCGCAGAGGAACTCCGCGCGTTAGCAGGGTTGGAGAACCTCATCAAGAGCGGGGCTGTGTTCCCTGTGCTCGAGCCGTTCAACTCGACGAGCGAGCTTTGGTCGAAGCTGAGGGCATTCGTCAAGGCTGAGGCCCCGTTTGCCCTTGTTGTTAACCCCCCTTACGGGAAGCTCGGCAAGGACCCGAAGCCGATTCGAGCCTTCGTGAACGAGCACTACAGCGCTGACCTTTTCGGAGAGGAGACTGTTCTCCTGCCTACATACCACATCCGTCCGGGGACGACGGTCGACGAGGTGAAGGATTTCCTCGACGACTTCTCTGGGGGGAGAGTTGGGTTCGTGGTCACATCGGACGATGTGCCTCGTCGGGACCTTGAGCGTCTGTCGAAGCGCCATAGCGGGGTCGTGTTTGTAGCCGTCCGGGCTGGCCTACCGTCGTCCTATCGCCCGGACGTTGAGGGCGCCACTGTCGTCAAGGTCCGGGATGGATTCCAGCGTGCAGCAGCCAACGCGAAATACCCTGAGGAGACTTTCTTCTCTGACCCCGTTGCAACCCTCGTTCAAGAGGGGTACGACGGGTTCGGTGACTTTACTACAGTCGGCGACACGGAGCCAGGCGGGGGCTGGACGCCGAAAGCGGTCGCGGTGCACTGGACGTACGAGAACGACCGGGGTGAGATCAGGACCCGCCACTTCGTCTCTGACGATCGCGAGGACCAGATTCAAGGACAGGTCCCCCGGAAGATTCAGCAGGCCCTGGTGAAGCTCAGGGCTTTCGTCCAGACGAACGATCACTTCTGTGGGGACGCGTGCCGTGAGTTTCTCGCCGTGGCGTCCGGGTCCGCTGAACAGCCCCAACTCGGTGGTCTAAAACGGCTCTCGATCCGTCACCATGTAGAGCTGATGGCCTCGGTAACCGCTCGATCTCAAGGAAGCGACTCCTGATCTGTGATCCCGCAGCTCGACGAGTGCTGAGCGCGCCCAGGTGCGCGTTAGGCCCAAACGCTTCTAGCTGACCCTGACTCCATCGTGCCAACGTCTGAGCGGGGGGCGGAGGCTATCAGCGAGGCGACACCGGGTCGTGACCGCCCATCCCCTCAGCGAGAGGTCGGCCGCCTTCAGCACTTTCATTCTCGCCTCGGCTGTCTCCCTTCTGGCCTCCTACCTCAAACGCCTGCTTGCACCCCTCCACGTCCGCGAACGCGCCGTCGCGGGCGAGCATCACGTCGCACGGGTGCGGCTCGGGCAGGGTCCGGGAGTAGAGCCAGCCGAGGACGAGGAGCAGAACGACGACGAGCCAGCGCATGAGGAGACGGGCAGGGGGGACATAGACCCGGAAGCGCGCGAGACGTAACCCCTGGGCCCGCCTCGGTGCCGAGGCGGGCCGGGTCACCCGGTCGCGCTACGCCGTCACCCAGGGGCCGCGGCCGTGCACGTAGGCCCAGACCGACACCAGCGCGTCGGCGCCGCCCGAATAGCCGGGCTCCAACGTCAACCGCGCCACCAGCTCCTTCCCGCCGGGCACGTCCGCGCCCGTGTTCAGCACCGACGCGACCGCCACGCCGCGGCTCTGGCTGCTCAGCACCGTACCGGCCACGTTGAGCGCCGCCACGAGCGCCCCCGAGGTGCCTGCGTCGTGATGCAGCACCGAGAGGCGCACGTCCTCGTTGGCGCCCGGCGCGTCGATGGCCACGACCGCCGCCGCCACCGCCGTGCGCGCCGGCAGCACGAACCCGGCCGCGGGCGTCCCGGTCCCGACCACGATGCCCTCGCGCGTCAGTGCCTCGGAGCCGACAGGCAGCGCGTAGACGTTCACGCTCGCCCCGGTCGCGTTCACCAGCCCGGTCGCCTGGTAGTCCAGCCGCACCAGATTGACGGCGTCCTCAATGGTCGAGTTGGTGAGTCGCTCGACGGTGACTCGCGCGGTCGACCCGGCGGGCCACTGGTTCGTGACCGGCCGGAACAGCATGAGCCGCGCGTCGCAGAACAGCAGCCCCGTCGCGGTCTGCAGCGCGGACCGCTCCGAGGCGTCGGTCGAGTAGACCGAGAGCGCCCGCGTCTGGCCGCTCCGCAGCGAGGCGCGCATCGCGGACTTCTTGCCCGTCGCCGTCACCACCTCGACGCCGCCCGCCGCCAGCGGCGCCGAGCCGTCCTCGCCGGGTACCGTGACCCGGATCGACAGCGACCGCACCGCCCCCGAGAGGTCGACCACGACCTCGCCCGCGGCCAGATCGAGGTCGTGCGTCTCGCGCACCGTGTCGCCCATCTCGAACCGCGCCGACGTGACCGGGTCGGTGTAGGCCAGCGCGTCGAACAGCATGGCGTAGACCGCGTCGACGCGGCTGTAGAGCGACAGCACGCGCGAGGAGGCGTCGGGGCCGAGCGGCAACTCGCCGCCCTCCGCCGGGCCACCCACGCCGTAGAGCGCGTGGCCCGACTGCCCTCCCTCGGCCGGGTTCGACCCGCCGCCCTCGATCACGACCCGGTCGAGCCGAACCTCCTTGGACGCGGGTGTGATGTTGATCAGCGCCTGGTTCTCCGTCGGCGCCCCGCTCAGCGTCATCCGCAACTCTCCGATCGTCAGCCCTTCCGCCGCCTCGGCCTCGACGGCGGCGCCGCTCACGTCCTCAAGCTCGATCACGTCGAAGCGCTTGTTTTTCGACGCCTGCGAGTCGAGGCCCACGTCGTTGGTGACCTTCCCGCGGGGGGACCGCCGCGCGGTCGAGGCGGGCGGGTTGCCGCGACTCGACAGGTCGGTGTAGCACCGGTCGAAGCCCTCGGAGCGGAACGAGAGCGCGCTCAGGTCGGCCTCGTCGAAGCCGCTGAACATCGCCGACGACCGGACGACGGCCAGGCTCTCGTCGCCGTCCTCCACCGTGAGGCTGCCCTCAATGCGGCAGCCGTAGGACCGGAGCGGCATCACCCAGTACTGGTCGCCGTAGGTGGCCGCGTCGCCGTTCAGCGGGGCGGCCCCGCCCAGCACGTCGACGGCCACCAGCACGCGCGTCGCGGAGGTCCCATAGACGCCGTTCGTGGTCGCGTCGTTCTTCAAGACGCGGACCACCCGGCCCCCGCCGAAGTCGAGCACGGCGTCGTAGGGGCTCAGCGGGTCCTCGGTGTCCTTGATGTAGCGCTTGTCGGCCTTCAGCGAGCCGGTGAGCGGCGCGACCGTCAGCTCGTAGATCTGCCGTCCGGCGCCGTCGACGCCGAGCGCCACCGGCGCGGCCGTGATCGTGAGCGTGTGGACGGGCGGGATGTATCCCTGGTGGCCTACCACCGTCCGCCAGCGGCCCCCGCCCAGGTCCTCCACCTCCTCGACGCGGGTGCGGTACACGACCGGGCTCTCGATGGGGTCGGTCGGGATCGTCCCGACGCGCACCAGCACGTCGCGGCCCACCAGCACCGCCGGGTCGTGGCCGCCGTCCAGCCAGAGGCGCCCCCCGGCCGCGACGGTCGCCGTGTCGCACCGCAGCGCGGGCGGGTCGCCGAGGAAGGGCTCGACGCCGAAGCGGTCCGGCAGCAGCGCGTCATAGTCGAAGTCGGGGACGACGGAGGCGCCGAGCGAGTGGGGCAGCGCGCCCGCGAAGCTCTTGAAGTGGGCCGCCTCGCACACGTACGTCACCCGCCGGTCCAGGAACGTGAGCCGCCGGTCGCCCTCTCCGTAGCCGCTCAGCACGCACGTCCCCCCGTCCGGCGTGGCGTGCATGGCAGCGTGCCACGCCAGCCAGTCGGCCCGCTGGGCGAGAAGGGCCGCGTCGGTGTAGGCGCCCTTGGTCGGGTCCCACGCCAGCCACTCGGCGCGCGTCAGGTAGGGGTCCCGGTCCACCCAGGGGTGCGCCGCCCGCACCTCGGCCGCCGTCGCGAACCCGAAGTGCGCCGCCACCGTGGCGGCCCCCCGAGGCGGGGCCCACCACTCAGACCGCACTACCGACTGGTCCTCGCGGACCAGGTCCCACCACCCGGCCGCGCCGCTCACGTCGCCCTCGGCAGGGAGGAAGAGACCGCCGTACCCGGGATCGCCCAGGTCGTGCGCCGCGGCGGGGACGCCGACGTACTCGCGGTCGCTCCACGACACCCGCAGCCCGACCGTCGCGGCGAGCGCGACGAGCTGAGCCCGCGAGTAGACCCGCACCGGACCGGCCTGGTACACGAGCGTCCACTCGCCCTCGTCGTCGCGTTGGAACACGGCGCCCAGCGAACTCACGAGGCGCCGGGTCCCGTCGGGGTCGTCGCCGGGCAGGTCGGCGGGCAGCGTCACCGCCGCGGCCGTCGTGAGGCCGTCGAGCACCACCACGGCCGCCCCTGCCTCGACGGCCTGACGTGAGGTCTCGACTGCGAACCGGTCGACGGCGGCAGCCGCCCGGTCTGTGGCCGTGGCGTCGGCGTCCTGCTGGATCTGGTCGAGCAGGACCTGCTCGTCGGGCGTCTCGTCGACCGTGCGGACGAGCGTCTGGCTCTTAATCGTGGACATCAGTCGTTGCGCGCGGTGAGGGTGCGACGGGCACCGGCCGGGCAGATGATGCCCGTCGAGTAGACCGTGAGGGTGACGAGGGCCCCCGCGTAGTCCCCGTGCGTCGTCCCCAGCACCAGCGGGCCGCCCGCGTCGGCATTCGTGACGTCCACGACGAGCACATCCTCGTCCACGGCATCGCCGCTGAAATGGATGCGGATCTGAGCCGTCGGGTCCTGGGTGCGCGCCCAGTCGCTCAGCATCAGCCGGATGTCGAGCGTGCCGTAGGCGCCGGTCCGGGCCTGCAACGTGCCGAGGGTGATCTCCTCCGACACCGCAGGCTGCGCCGCCGTCGTCCACACCTGATGGTAGATGCTCCGCGGCCGGGTCGGGCTGAGCCGGACCCAGCGCGTGCCCTCGGCGCCGACCGCTGTGCCGTCGCCTGTCGGCGCCGTGCCCCAGTTGGCCCAGAGGGTGCGGTCGGTCGCCAGGATCGCCAGCACGACGCCACCGTCCGGCGGGCCGAACGTTGCCAGGTCCGGGAAGGTGTCCACGACGATCGGCAGCGCGCCCCCGAGGTGCGCCAGGATCTCGTTCAGCTCACCGAACGGGTCGTTCCAGGTGTTCGCGACCGCAGGCGCGTCGTCCTCGATCAGGGAGATCGCGCCGTCGTGGGGGAGGGTCTGGTCGATAATCGTCGCCATCAGGTCTCAGGGGTGGTCGGCACCGCGAGGGTGCCGGGGGCGGGGCGCGCGAGCAGGGCCGCGCCTTCGTAGGAGACGAGGCGCGCACGGGTGCGCTCGTACTCGACGCCTCGGTAGGTCACGGTGTAGGTCTCCGTCGTCACCGGGCCCGACAGGAGCGCCGTGCCGTCCCTGTTGTCGAGCGCGGAGTAGACGGCCGTGTCGGGGACGATGCGCTCGACCACCGTCGAGGGGTCGAGCGGGCGGGCGTGGACGGCACTCGCGCCCAGCGTCCACGAGCCGTCCAGGGGCACGCCGCCGAGCGTCGGCAGCGTCGAGTAGGTGTAGCCCGGCCCCAGCGTTCGGCGGGCCTCGTAGAGCGCGCCTGCGCGGCGGTAGGCGTCGTCGTCGGCGTAGGTCAGCACGAACCGGGCGTGGCAGCTCGCGGGCGACGACAACGTCACCGCGCGTTCGAGCGCCGGGCCCCACCCCGCGATGGTGGCCGGGTCGTCCAGGTCGAGGCGCACCACGAACTCCGCCCACGACAGGTTGAGCGGCAGGTCGGTGTCGAGCGCCGTCCGCGACAGCATCACCGGCGGGTCCTCGCCCAGCGACCACGGCGGGTTCTCGTCGAGCCGCCGGACGCCGCCGGGCAGCGCCGCGATGTCGCGCGCTTCGAGCACCTCGGCGTGCCCGAGGCCAGCCACGTCGAGCGCCCAGGCGAGCGCCCAGCGTGTGCCCCGGCGCCGATGCCAGGCGACCGCGCCCGCGATCACGTCGCGCACCGCGTCGTCCGAGATCGACGCCGGGTAGAAGGCCACCCCGAACGACCGCGCGACGGCGTCGAGGAACGGCCGCGACAGCGTGCCCAGTCGGCCCAGCAGATCCGGGGCGCGCAGGTCGAGGCGCGCGAGCTCGGCGTCGAGCGTCAGCGCGATCTGGCCCATCCCCTCGTCATCGAGCAGGGGCTCCGGCAGGAGGTCGGCGACGCTCATCCCTCAGCCCCCCCGTAGGCGACGGTGACCGAGACCACGGCCAGCGAGGTCGGCCCGACCGGGCGCGCGGCCCCGGCCACGGTGCAGCGCTGCACACCGACCACGTTCTGCACGTCGGCCACCAGGCGGCTCGGCACGATGTCGCGGCCGAGAGCGGCGCCCTGCCAGGTGCGGTAGGCGTCCACGGCCGCGAGCACCGCCGCCTGCGTCTCGTCGAGCGTCGCGTTGCGTCCCACCTCGCCGTACCACGTCAGGGTCAGCGCCGCCGCCGTCGCCGTCGGTCGCGCCACCGTGACGGTGTCGCAGATCGGACGCACGTCGTCGGCCGTCAGCGTCTCCGTCACCGAGGCCAGCACGTCGGCCGACAGCTCGGCGCCGTCGCGACCGGCGACGACGACCGTGACGCGGCCGGGCTTGGGCGAGACGACGCCCGCGAGCGCCACGTCGGGGTGGGCGGCCAGCGCGAGCTGGCGGTAGGCGTCGGCAGGACCGGCGGCAGCGTAGACCGAGAGCGCATCGACGGCGCGGGCGCGCAGCTCGTCGTCGGTCTCGGTGTCGGAGCCTCCGGCCGTCAGCCCCAGCAACTCGACGGCTCCGGCGCCCTCGGGCCGGTCGGCCACGTAGGACGGGGTCCCGAGGAGGCCGTTCGCCGCGGCACCCGCCTCGACGGCGACGGCAGCGGCATCGACAAACGCACTGTCGGCGCCGATGGTCGCGGCGGCCGTCATCTCGAACACGATGCCCGAGATGGCGAGGCGCGTGCCCGCCGGGACCTCGACGGCCCCCTGCGATCCCGCGAGGCGGTAGAGGCGGATCTCGGCGCCTGCGGCCTGCGGCTGCTTCCGCTCGGCACCCAGGAGGCCAGTCACGCCGTCGAGGAAGGCGCCCCGCGCCGTGTCGATCAGCGTCTGCAGCGCCGCGTCGTTGATCTGGACGCGGGCGCGGGCGACCTCCGCGGCGACGGCTTGCAGGAGCAGCCGCTCGGGGTCGCCCGGCAGGAGCGCCTGCCCCGTGGCCGCCTCGTGCTCGGCCACCATGCGAGCGAGCACGGTGGCCGGACGGGCATCGACGGCTTCGAGGACGGGCACACGCGGCGCGGAGGGGAGCCCCGGACGGTATCGCGTGGGCGGACCTCGGGCGACGACACCCCGCCGGGACTAGAGCTAGCCAGACACCTCGACCTCAGCGCTCCGCCCAAGAGCTGAGGCAACGGCCGATCACTCAGCGACGTGTGACCGGACCGGCTGCGCATCTAACCAGCGGACGCAGACAGGGCGGGCAAAACGCGCAGCATTGGTGCCGAACCGCAAGAGGAAGTCAGAGAGGGCAGGGCCTTCACAGGAAGGCATTCGTGTATCGCGGGGCGCGGATTAGGTAGTGACATCACCATGTCGCTGTCACGCGTCCAAATCAGAGAATCGCACAGTAGAATCGGCCTAATGAGGGCTTGGGGGGCAGTTCTTGGGAGAGGCGACAGACAGGGGGGCGTCTCAGGCGACAGACCCCTTGCGTCCTCTGTCGCGAGCCAGTACCTTGGCACTGCACCAGCCCTCTTGCCGGATGGCCTCTACCCCCTTCGTTGCCCCCGAAGACGTTGAACGCGTCAGGGAGCGTCTCGCCCATTTCCGCGCCAAGGCGGAGGCCGCCGAACGCCTCCTTCGCTCCTTTGAGACGGTTCAAGCTGACTACGCCCTCGTGTTCGAAGATGCGCCTGCACTCGGAGCCGAGAACGTTGAAGACCGATCAGAGCGTCCCGATGACGAGCGAGACGCGGAGCGTCACGATGACGGCGGTGCCTCCGAGGCGGGAGGGCTTGCGCCGTTCCACGACCTGCCCGTGAGCGAACGTGAGTCCATCTTGTTGATGGCGCTCGAAGAGAAAGGCTACTTCATCGGAACTGGCGAGACCGTCTCAATGCTGGAAGGCCTTGGCTACGAAGCTTCGCGCTCGGTCGTCAGCACGATGTGGAGCAGTATGGTAGACGAAGGCAAGGTAGTCAAGCTTAAGTATGGCGAGAGCACGCGGTACATCAACTACGGGCTTCCCAGCTTCATCGAGTTCGATGACGACGGGCCGTTGTTCAACGGGATGAACTTCGCTCCGGTAAATCACCAGTCCATGAACAGCCCCGCCAACTTCTCTGGCGCCTACGTGACACGGAGAATGCGGAGTCACCCCGAACAGACAGACCGGTTGCCGAGCGGCTGGCCCACTCACTCTTTGGGCTCCCAAGAGCCCTGAACGACACCGAGGCCGCTGCCCGAACTCTGAACTCTTGCCGGAGGTGGAGGGTTGGGCGGCGGCCTCGGACCTACTCCGATCACCGATAGACTGGTGCGCAAGCGGAGTAGCGAACGCGGGAGCGCTCTTCAAATGTAGGGCCGCACCGGGTTGGAATCAACCCCACCAGTCTTCACGAGCCATAACTACCGTGGCCAAGAAGACCCCGAACCCGTCCCTGACGCGGTTCTGCTTCGCCGAGTCGGCCGTCGCACACTTCCGCGACCGTCGCCTCACTCACCCCCACGAGCGCGATCCGGAGGCGGATGCAGCCCTTGTCGTCCAAATCTCTCACGAGACCAACTCCTCTCGCAGCTACCGCGAGATCAGTGGCGCTGAAGGGATGATGGCGACCACCGGGACATTCCCTGCAGAGTGGATCGACTTCTGGCGGCTCCCCGCGCTGACGGTGCTCTACGAGTACACCGAACGCCCGACGCGCTACATCATCCACCGCGTGTACTACGACGGCGACGCCCTGAGTGCGCTGCACATCATGCGCGCGGTGACCTCCCTGACGTAGCGACGAGGAGCTACACTCCGGGCGCGGTTGGCTTCGGTCGGCCGCGCCCCGCTTGTTGAACGGTACCCGACTCACAGGTAAAGGCGCGTCCCGTCCTCCTCCGCCCGCTCAGCAACGCCGGAAGGCACATCGCGCAGGTCGGCCACCGCCCGCGCCGCTGCGTCCCACCCCTCACCCGCACCGTGATCGGAGGGCATGCCCATCGCTTCGATCTCTGAGGCCGTCGACAGCGTGACTGTCTCGAACCCGCGCACGATGGCCCGCGTCAGGCTCCGGCAGAGGTGGTGGTTCGGCGGCGTCGCGTAGCCCCACACGGGGTCCGAGGCGGGCGCCACCAGCCCGTTGTACTGACGGCACACGTCCGACTGGCGCCCGTCCGGGAAGCCCACGAACGCGAGCGCTTCGAGGTCGTCGCCCAGCGCGGCCTGCTGCTCGGCACGCCCCACTGAGTAGGCCGCCGCGCTGTTGTTGCGGACCACCAGTTCGAGATGCCAGTCGCTCAGCGGCGCCGCCCCGGCCTTCGAGAGCGCCGCCTCGGCTGCCGCCTGTACCTCGCCCGGCGTCGCCCCGGCATCGAGGCCCGAGGCGAGCGCGTCGCGCACCGAGGCCAGCACGTCGGAGCACGCCACGCGAGAGACCGTGAACGCCCGGAAGCGCGCGGCCTCGTCGAGCGCGTAGAACTCGTCGGCCGTCACGATCTCGCGCACCCGTAGGTCCTCGACCGCCTCGGCCATCGTCACCGACCGCGCCTCGCCCGAGGTGGTCACCCGGGCGACCACCCGAGGCGGCAGCGCTCCGGGCTCATCCTCCTCGTCCGCGAACTCGGCAGAGTCGTCGCCCGGCACGTAGGCCAGCCGCCCCGTCTCCTCGGCGACGTGGAGCCGCCCCAGGAGCGCCGACAGCAGCAGCGCGTCCCCGAGCAGGGCCGACGCCTCCGCCTCCGCCTCGGGCGCCACACGGACGGCCTCGGGGTCGTCCAGCGCTGCGAGCACCGCCGGGCCGACCACCGCCACCAGCGCGGCCGTCGCCGTCGCCTCGACCGCGTCCAGCTCGTCGCGCGCGGCGGCTAGGTAGCTCGCGGTGTCGGCCGCGTCCTCCGGCCAAAAGGGGCGTCGGCGAAGTCACCCGCGGGACCGCTGGGCGTGACGACGGCGACGGAGCCCGACGGCGCCAGGTGTTCGTCCTCCTCGTCGGCCGGGCGCGGCACGTTGTAGACCGTGTACGCCGCGTCGCGCGAGACCGGTATGCCGTTCTGGCTGGCCGTCACGTACTCCTCGAACGTCGCCGGCTGGCGCCAGTCGAGGCGGGCCACCGGGAAGGCCTGCGCCGCCGCCGGGCCGTAGCGCATGAGCGCCGTCCACCGGCCCACCGTCCGCGACATGGTGTCCTCGAGCGCGTCGCCGAACCACTGCGCCACGCCGTCAACCTCGCGCTCGGAGACCTCGCCCTGCGCCCGCGCCCCCACGTCCGAGATGTCGACCGTGAGCGTCGTCGCCAGGATGCCCTTGCGGATGCGCTTTTCCAGCCACGTCATGAACAGCTGGAAGTCCTGCCCGCGCCCGCCCGTGTTGGGGACCTCGATCGACTTTGCTGCGATGGCGCCCGGCGTTCCCGCGGCCACCTTCGCCAGCTCGCTCGCGATCAGCTGAGCCATCTTCTTTGCCTCGTCGGCGTCCCCGCTGGCCGACTCGAACAGCGCGACCAGGCTGGGCACCCCGAACCGGTCGAGGAGGTCCAGCCAGAAGCCCATGCCCGCCCGCAGGAACTTCCACTCCCAGTAGACGCCGTCGAGGACGCTCACGCCCTCCGGCACGTCCGGCTCGGCCCCGTTGACGTGGACGATGTACTTGCGGTCGAACGGACCAGCGGGCGGCGTCAGCGCCAGCCCACCGGGCCGACCCGAGCGCACGGCGACGAGCGTCCCCTCGCGGTCGATGCGGAAGTCCTCGGACCGCTCACTGCGCAGGCGGTCCGGCACGAGCACACCCGCCGGGCCGTAGGCGCCCTCGGTGTCGGGACGCCACACGACCTGGGCGACCGCGTAGCGGCGCGTGATGGCGCGCAGCAGATGCTCGACGTCGGCCCGCAGGTTGAGCTCCGAGCGCGTCACGCGCTGCACGTAGGCCGCGACCTCCTGGGCGAACGGGTCGCCCGCCATGTCCTCGGGCGGCGCCCACTCGATGGCCCGGCCGATGATGCGGCGGCGGATCTGGGACAGGCACGCGCTCACCTCGGCGTCCTGCTCCATGCGACGGTACACGTCGGCGCCCTCCTCGGCCATCGCGACGGCCGCGGGCGGCATCGCATCCATGACGGCCGCGTAGCCGCGCGCGACGGCCCGGACCTGATCGGTGCGGACCTCCCCCGTGAGTACCTGGACGGGCGCCCCGTCCGCCTCGGCGTTGGGGTCGCGGGGGCGCTCGATGTCGAGGTCGCGCTGCGCCTCGGCGGCGGTGGCCGGAGCGGCGCGGCCGATGGCCCATCCGTCGAAGAGTCCCATGCGTCAGGAGGCGCTACCGCGCGTTGGTGGCGCCGGGGTTGCGGATGGGGCATCCGCACCGGCGGTGGATGCGCGGGCAGGACTCGAACCTTGCGACCTTCGCCTGATGAGGGCGACGAGCTAACCGCTGCTCCACCGCGCGGCCTCACGGTAGGCGCCCCCGAGGCGGGCTGGGCCGACACCCCGCCGCAGACCCGCGTTCACTATCATGGCGTCGCCACACAGAACCACGAGCCCATGCGGATCACCACCGACCAGATCGACAGGAGCTACGACTATCCTGACCAGAGGAGGACGCCCGAAGACGCCCTCCTCTACGGGACCGCGAAGGGGTTCAGGGAAGACGCCCCGTCGTTCGCGACGCTCCTGGCCGTCACGCTGGACGCCGGGGACGGTGCGCTGCTCACCTCGGGAGGACCCATCGAGGTCGGTGTCGATGTCGAGATCAACGTCGGCCCCGTTGCTGGGCGCGAGATGCCTATTCGGTGGAGAGGTGCCATGACGATCCGGCCCGGCGACCCGAGGACAGTCGCGTTTGCGAAGTCCGTGGGCACCCACCTTGCGAGGGAGATGCGGGAAGCGTGCATCGAAGCCGGGCACGGGGTCTCGTACTCCGAGACGACGCCCTACACCCGAGAGCAGCACGACGCCATCGCCCGCCGCCCGCCGCCCGGCGGCATCTTCGGCACTCAGCCCCCCGGCTGATCGCTACCCGCCCGCGTCCCACCGACGGCCGACCGGCGCCCGCACGTCGCGTGCCCCGTGCCGGGCCACCGTGACGCGGGGCAGGTCCGCCGTCGCGGCCACCACCGGCTTCGGCCCCTCGCGGGCGCCCCAGTGGCTGTGCGCGCCGTAGCGGCCGGCGTCGACGGCGTGGTCCATCCACTTCACCACGTCCTCCGTGACGGCCCCCGACTTGGGGTCCACCTTCCGGCGGTAGGCCCGCGCCTCCTTGAGCAGGTTGGCCGAGCGCTTCGTGATGCAGAGCGTGTACCCGCGGACCGTCACGATGCCCTCCTGCACGCTCTTGTTGGCGGGCTTCGCGTTCGGGAAGCCGTGCTGTTGCAGGTAGAGGATGCGGTCGCCCTCGTGGTCGCAGTAGACGTCCCGGCGCCGGTGCTCCGGCTCGATGGCGTCGCACATGGCGTCCACCAGCTCGGGGTTGCCGAGCTTGGCCTCGTAGACGATCTCGTCCCAGTAGAGACGGGGACGACGACCGAGCACGTCCTCGACCGCGCACGCGACGACGGCCGACGGGTTCGAGAACCCGAAGTCGACGCCGTACACCATGTCGAGCCCGTCCGGGATGGCGTCCACCTCGACGATCGTGGGGTAGACCGACGCCTTGTGCGTGCCGCGTTGCCCGAGGCCCCACACCCGCCACGCCTCGGGGTCGCCGTCGATCAGCTCGGCGCCCTCCCACTCCGGCGCCTTCGGGTCGTGGTCGAGGTCCCAGTCGACGACTACGGAGCCGTCCGGCATGAGGTACCGCGGTGCTCCCTGCTCGACCTCCTGGATCTGCCCCTCCGGCGCGTACGGGTTGTCGAGGTACGTCGAGATGTCGAGGTAGGCGTCGGCCCGCTTCATCACCTCGTCGATCCATTCGACCGTCTCGTCGGGGTTCCAGTCGAGGATGATCTTGCGCGACGTGCGGAAGAACAGCTGGCGCTTGTCCTCGGCGCTCAGCTCGTTGGCCTCGTTGCAGTAGAGCACGTCGCGGCTGTTGCCGCGGAGCTTCTGCGCCTGGTCGGCCCCGAGCCAGCCCAGCTCGCAGGCCCCAACCCGGTACCGGTTCTCGGTCTTGTTGTGGAGCTTCTCCGAGTAGAGCCCCGAGGGCTTCAGCACGTCGCCGAAGAAGTCCTTCATGGCCGTCGCGCGCAGCGTCGCGAGCGCCTTCCGCACCGTCTCGAACTCCCACCGCTCCTCCTGGGCGCGCGGGTCGTGGGCCGCCACCAGCAGCGCCTGGTTCGTCGCGAACGTCTTGCCCGAGCGCGTGCCGCCCTGCAACCCGAGCACCTTCTTCGGGCCGATGGCGCCGCCCGGCGCGAAGTCGCCCGCGTCGAACAGGAAGTCGAGCACGAGCGAGAGCAGCCGCGTGCCCTGCACTTCGAGCGTGGCCGGTGCCTCGGTCATCGAAACCGGGTGGCGACGAGGGAGAAGGGATCGGCATCGTAGTGGCCGAAGTAGTCAGACGGCGTCCACCACGCGCCTTCGAGCGGGCACCAGATGCGCCCGTCGACCACGGCCAGCCAGTGGCCCCTGTCGCTGTTCCGGTCGAGCGCCATCAGCGCGCCGTCCTCCTCACCTACGGGCGTCCAGTAGCGGGAGGAGGCGTAGACGCAGCGGCTGGGCACACCGAGCGCCCGGACGGCCCGGCGAAGCTCGCGCGTCGTGTTGCCGTGCTGGGTCGGGTCGGGGCGCTCAGAGGGCAGCAGCGTGTCCGTGCCCTCGCGCCACAGCGACAGCGCCTCGACAGCCCGCTCGTATGAGACTGAGCACAGCGCCGCGACGACGGCGACGCCACAGTCGAGGTCCGTGCGCTGAGGGCAGAAGGCGTCGAGGTCGGTCATCCCTGGCCCCGCTGGCGCGGCGCCGCGATCGTCACCTTGATCTCCTTCAACGCCTCTCCGGCCGAGGTCACGTCGAGGCGGTCGGTCAGCAGCCCGAGGTGCTTGGCGAGCAGCTCGTCGGCCTTCGCCGCGTCGTGCAGCTCGACCGAGTACCCGCCGTCCGACAGCCGCTTCACCGACTTGATGAGGTGCAGCTTCCCGGCCTCCCGCATGGCGTCCAAGTCGAACGACGCCTCGACGCGCTCAACGAGCGGGCCCAGGATGCGGACCAGCCGCGTTGGGTCCTTCGACTGCACCACTTCGAGCCGGACCAGCTCGCGTTCGAGCTTGGCGAGATCGGCGTCGGCGGCCTGCCGGTCCTTGCCCGTCAGGTCGAGCCGGGCCAGGGTCTCGCGCTCCACCTCGACCTCGTGCCGCTTCTCCTCGATGGCGACGGCGACGGGTGCCCACACCTTCGGGCGGCGCTGGCGAACATCGAACCGGAGGAAGTCGGCGCCGGTGGCGCGGGCCCGCTGGTCGATGCGGTAGAGAACCTCATTGGCCTGAACACGGAAAGCGTCCAACCGCTCTTGAATAGCGGCCTTCACCTTAACATTGCTTAACATCCGACTGGCAGATGCGTCGCGGCTCTGATCAGTCGTTTTCTCGTCTCCGTAGCCAGCCGCGCGATGGGCAGCGCGACCGTTGAAGCCCATTGCGAAGTAGTGCTCTATGAAAGAGCGCGTCCGCGATGGCAGAGCGTCGAACAGGGGGGTTTCTGACTCGGGGGGATGGGGAGTAGGCATCGGCTCACGAGGCTGCGCCGTCGGCATAGACGGTGACGACGACGAGGTCTTTCACGACGACGGTGTGGGGGCCGTGCTTGGCCGGCACGTCGATCTGGGCGGTCCCTCCGAGGGCGACGACGGCGGACGCGACGGCAGGCGGGGCGATCTCGGCGCGGATGGCGTCGAGGTCCATGCCGTAGCGGCGTTCGAGGTAGCGGACGACGGCATGGTCGGAGACGACGACGCGGCCCTCGGTCCGGTCGAGCGCCATCCGGATGCGGTCCGCGCGCTCCGAGACGCGGGCGGCGTCTCGGAGCAACTGGGCACGGACGCCGGGCACGATGGCCTGCTTCGACTGGGCGCGCAGCTCGGCGGCGCGGGCGTCGAGGCGGTCCGCCCGGGTGCGCTCCCGCTGGCGCTTGTGGTGGACGCTCACGACGCCGTGCGCTTCGCTCTCTGGCTCTGGCGGCGGGCGCGTTCGCGACGGCTCGCCTTCGGCTGGGCGGCGCCTAGACAGTCGCTCTTGGCGACGGCCTTCGCGACCGTCTCGGGGTCGGCCGTGATGTTGTAGCCGATGCGCCGCCGTCCGCCGACGGTCTTGGTGGCGCTCTCGGTGCGGAAGCGGACGACGGCGTTGCCTCGGGTGAGGCCGTGCTTGCCGTCGTGGAGCGCGAAGATGCGGTCGGCGGTCTTGCGGGCCAGTTCGTCGGTCCAGCGGCGCGACGTGAACACGTAGCCGTCGGTGGCGCTCAGGGCGTGGACGAGCGGGTCCTGCGTGACAGGGGGCTTCCCCATTGGACTGTGCGACTATCGCGTCGCGGTGAGGTAGAGGAGGACGGCGAGGGTCCCGGCGGCGGTGCCGGTGACGAGGGTGGCCGTGCGCCAGCGATGGGCGACACGGCGGGCGTGCTCAGCGTCGTGGCGGGCGCGGGCGGCGGAGGACTCGGAGGCGGCGCGGGCGGCGTCCGAGGCGTCGGCGCGGGAACGGCAGGCCGCGAGGGCGAGCGCGTCGGCCTCGGTGGCGCGAGCGAGCGCGGCAGAGCGGGCCTCGATGGCGCTCTGCTCCTCGGCGCGGGCGGCGGCGACGGCCGCGAGGTCGGCCTCGGCCCAGCTCAGCGCACGGCGGCAGAGGTACGCCTCGGCCGAGGCGGCGAGGTAGTCGTCGAGGACCGCGGCCGAGGTCTCGTAGCGACCGTCGGGCAGCGCGACGGTCCCGCCGATGCGGACCGCTGGGGAGCCCGGCACCGGCTGGGCCGCGAGCACCGGGCCGAGCAGCGCGAGCAGGACGACGACGAGGCGGGCGAGGGCGTTGATCATGATCAGCGGGAGCGGGCGGTGAAGGCGGAGTCGACGGCGCGGGCGCGGGCGTCGGGCGAGAGCGTGCGGGCGCGGCGGGCCTGTGCGGCGAGCAGGCTGTCGAGGGCCCGCTGGGAGCGCGCGACGCGCTGCTCGGCGCGCTCCACCGCGGCGGTGCTCGCACTCAGGAGCGAGTCGAGGGGGACGGCCTCGGCCTCGGCGCGGGCGGCGCGGGCGGTGCTCGTGGCCGCCGTCTCGATCTGCCGCAGCGCGCGGTCGTCGTGGCGGGCCGGGTCGAGGGCGCCGCCGGCCCGCGTGAGGTAGACGTGTGCGAAGCCGATCCCGATGGCGAACACCGTGACGAAGAGGCCGACGGTGAGAAGGCGGGCGCGGGTCATGGGCGGTCGGGGAAGGCGGGGCAGTTCGCCCGGCAGAAGCGGTCGCGCGTCTCCTGGCGCTCCATCGCCTCGTTGAAGCGCTGCTCGAGCTCGACCAGCTGCGTCTTGACCTGCTCGCGCTCGGCGAGGATGGTGCCGACGAGCCAGCGGTTGTGCTCCCACGTCTCCGAGGCCCAGGCGGTCGACATGTCGCTCCGCTTGGCGAAGCGCTGCCCGAGGTAGGTCAGCAGGCCCGTCACGACGACGGCGATGGCACCCCAGACCGCAGGCGAGAGCGCGTCGCCGCCGGACCCGGCCGCCTGCGCGAGCGCGCTCTGCACGAGGGCCAGCCCGGCGGCGGGGGCCACGACGAGCGAGGCGATGGCGGAGGCGCCCGGCTTGGGGCGCGCGACGACGCCGGGTCCGAGGAAGCCGTCCGGGTAGGAGGCTCGCGTGTAGACCCACCACGCGAGCGGGATCGGGCTCGTGTAGCGGGCGAACGCGGTCGCGAGGAAGGCGCCGTCGAAGGCGCTCGCGACCGGCAGCGCGAACCAGACGTAGACCCAGCCGAAGAGGAGCACGAGCGCGGCCCGCTGGATCATCTCGCGGGACTCGCGCACGACGCCGTAGACGAGCACCCAGGCCGCCGCAGCGAAGGCGCCGCCGAGGACCCAGCCGGGCAGCAGGTCGAACACGGCGTACAGGCCGGTCTCCGTCGCGGTCCGCTCCCGGACAAGGCGGACGAGCGAGTCGGCCAGGACGAACGAGCCGAACAGCGAGGCGGCCCAGGCCGACCAGATCATCCCGGCGCGTGGGTCGTCGTATCGGAGGATGTCGAGGACGCGGCGGAGCACAGTCATCGGGGAGCCGGGCCGTCGGGGGTGCCGTAGGTCGGCCGGGCGAAGCCGAGCAGCCGCATCCCGCCGAGCGTGGCGCCGCACCGGACGCGGCGGTAGACGCCGCCGCCGTCGCGCTGGCTGCCGTTCGCGCCCGCCGACGTGTTGCCCTCGATGGTCTCGAAGCACGACCCGTCGGGACGCTCGTAGGGGCGGCCCGTGGGGTCGGTCAGGCGGTCGTCGCGGACGGCCGCGCCGATGTGGCCGGAGGTGGAGCGCGGGTAGCCCCACACGACGAGGTCGCCGGGCAGGACCACCTCGGCGCCGACGGCGACGCGGGCGTACGGGATGAACGTGTGCGCGCGGGTGGCCGTCCGGGCGAGCGCCGAGAGGACCGACCGGCCGCTCGCGTCGAGCAGCTCGGCGCCCGACTCGCGGACGGCGTACGACGTGAGCGCGGCGCACCACGGCTGGGGCGGGTCGAGGCGCCCGCCCTGCCGGATGAACCGGTCGACGTAGCGCCCGCGGTTGCTGTTGCGCGGCACCTCGACCACGCCCTCGTAGGCGAGCAGCGTGTCGAGGTGGGGGATGCCCGAGGCGGGGACGCGCCGCCCGGCGACGTTGACGAGCGTGCGGCCGGTCGCGAGGCCGTCGTAGGACACGCGGGGCGCCTCGGGCTCGATGACCGGGATCTCGGCGATGGGCACCCGGACGACCGGCACGGTCACCTCGGGCAGGGCCACGTCGCCGATCTCGACCGGCCGCACGACGGCGCCACCCGCGTCGGTGCCGCCCGCGTCGGTGGCGACCTCAGGCGGTGCGTCGCCGGGGCGGGGCAGCGCGAGGGCGCCGACCAGGAGCGCCAGCGCGAGCAGGGGGAGCCGCGTCACTGTAGGATCGTGACGCCCATGATGGCGACGCCGAGGACTCCGGCCGCGATGATGACCGCGAAGCCGAACAGGAGCAGCGCCACGGCCAGGTTCTGCCGCTCGACGATGGCCTCGCAGAGGTTGAGGCCGGGCAGCAGGTAGCGGTCGACGGCCAGGAGGGCGGCGACGCCGACCGTAGCGGCGAGCACCATCACGCCGACCATGTACAGGAGCGGGCTCAGGCTCGGCAGCCACTTGGCCGCGAGGAAGCCGACGACGGCGAGGCCGACGAGCACATGGGGGCGGCTGTTGAGCAGCGTGCCGGGGCGAAAGAATCGACGCATGAGAGCAGGGGTGGTAAGGCACTCACGCTATGCGATCCCCACTCACCTCCCTCCGACACCCCGTCGGTAGATGTGCCTCCTACCCGCTCAGGGTGGCCGGGTCAACGGCCACGCGGACGCGGAGGGCGATCAGGCCGGGACGCGACGACGACGGCGCCGCGTCTACCGAGAGCAGGCGGCACTGCGGCTCGGGGCGGAGCGCCTGGGCCACCGCGACGCGGAGACGGGGCAGCGCGGTCGACACGGGCGCGTCGATCAGGTCGGGGTCGAGCCCGAACGCGCGGTCGAGCGGGACGGAGCCGCGGGCGACGGTCAGGCGCAGCCGGAGACGCTGCACGAGGCGCGCGAGGGCGCGCTCGGAGCGCTCGGCGTCCGTCAGAGGGGCCGCGGTGGGCAGGAGCAGGAGCGGCGGCGGGCCGTCCGCGAACACGTCGACGATCATCACGACTGAGGGGAGGCACCGGCCGCGACGGCCGCGGCGGCGTAGGGAGGAGTCTGCGCGGCCACCCCGTCGGCGGAGGTGGAGGCGAGCAGGTCGATGTCGGCGTCGATCACGAGCCCGGCCGGGTCACGGCGCGTCTCGCGGATGCGCGCGATCACGAAGCGCCCCAGGTACTCGGACCCCAGAAAGACGTCGATCAGCTCACGGGCCTCGGCCGCGGCCACGACGGCGCCGAAGCGCTCGGCAGGCGTCGACTGGCCCGACGAGCGCGCGGGCAGCCCCAGCACGGGGGTCGCGACGAACCGCAGCGCGAACCGCAGCGGGTCGGGCCGAGACCCGACCGCCTCGATGGTCGCGGAGAGCCCGACGCGCGGATGCACGGCGTAGCCGTACTCGCGGTCGCGCGTCACGTCGACCGGTCCGTCGACCACGTCGATGTCGAGGGCACCGGAGGCGATGCCGAGAGTCAGCGGGGACCGCATCAGGTCGAGTGCGAGTGGTCGGAGAGGATGGGTGCCGGGCGCGCGAGCAGCGCCGCCGTGTCGGGCGTCGGCGGCTGACCGACGCCCGCGTGCTTGTGGGTCGTGAGCGCGTTCTCGAGGCGGGCGATGCGGGCCTCGGTGTCGCGGCCGAGGGCCAGCGGCTGAGAGCCCTCGATGCCGCCCAGGTAGACCCCCGCCTCGGAGCGGACGACGACGGGGGCCGGGCTGTCCACCTCGACGCCCCCCTCGGGGTCGTAGGCGATGCGCGTGCCGTCGGGCGCCGCCCACGCCCAGGCGCCCGAGGCGAGCGCGGTGGCGCCGGGTGGCATGCCCCCGTGGCCGGGCAGCGAGGCGTCCAGCGTCGGCACGATGCCCACCACGACGCCCGCCAGCGCGGCGCCGTGCTCGGGGTCGGCCGTGACGACGGCGACAGCCTGCGACCCGAGGGGCGGCAGGCCGGACACCGCGGCGCCGTCGCCGCCGGGCGCAGGCGCCGCCATGCGGGCGACGGGGAGCCAGGGCGTCAGGTAGCCCTCGGCGGAGGCGTCGGGCACCCGCAGCCGCACGGCGGTGCCGGACGGGTGGTGCTCGGTGACGATGCCCAGGAGTGCGCTCATGACGACGACGGAGAGGACGGGAGGGCGACGATCTGAGCCGAGGTCCGGTAGCCCGACGCCGAGCCCTCGTGCGACGACTCGGTGCAGAGGTAGCGGCCGTCGGGAGCGCCGAAGCCGACCAGCTGCACGACGACGCCGGCGACGAGGTCGATGCGGCCCGGCGCCAGGTCGAGGCGCCCGTCGGCTCCGGCGCGGGCGCCGCGGACGAGCGCGGCCGTGGCGAGCGCGCGGGCCTCCGCCTCGGTGCCGACGCGGGCGCGGATGGTGAGCGTCTCGGGCGTCCGCCCGTCCGCCGTCTCGGCCTGGCCGACGCGCACCTCGACCGACTCCCCTTTCGCCGGGTCGTAGTAGCTGCACGTCGCGGCCCTCGCGCGCGTGTGGAGCGTGCGCGGCAGCGTGAAGCCCTCGCACTCGCCCCGCCGGACGGTGACGGCCGGGGCGGTCGAGAGGCCCGCCTCGTCGTAGATGACCACGGATAGGGCCCCGCCCGGCGTCTGGCTCCGCACCGACAGCAGCAGCCCGAAGCGGTCGCAGACGCGCGCCAGGAACGCCGCGTCGGCCTCGTCGCGCTGGTCGGCGCGCTCGACGGGCGGGTCGGTCGCGGCCAGGTACTCGAGCGCCAAGTCGTGCCGCGAGGCGACGGCCGCGCAGACCGCGCGCAGGCTCGGCCCCTCGTAGGCGGCGGAGCGCTTGTGGCGGCGGAAGCCCTGCGACGCCGAGCCCAGCACCGCCGCCGACTGTGCTCCCACGACGACGACGGACGGGTCGGGCCCGCGCGTCTCATCCTGGTCGACCTCGAAGGTGCCGAGCGGCAGCGGAGCCGGAGCGGCCCCGTCGCCGTCGTGGGGGGGCACGAGGGAGGCGGTCAGCCGCGATCCCAACTCGAACGCCCACGAGGCGTCCACGAAGGCGCCGCGGCCGGAGAACCGGCCGTCGGTGTCGTCGAGCTCGATGTCGAGGGAGTCGGCCTCCCCGCGCGAGCGGTCCGTGTAGCGGAATGACCGGAGCCACGGCCCGAGGTCCACCGCGGTCTCGCGGTCTCCATCGGGCGGCTGGTGGGTGAGCAGGAGTCGGGCCGGGGTCATCGCTTCCACGGGGGCAGCGTCGCCGAAGCGGGCACCGAGGCGGCGGACGTGGCGAGCGTCGGCACGACGATCTCGACGCCACCGGGGCACCGCGGCTCAGAGGTGAGGTCGGGGTTCGCACCCAGGAGGCGGTGCATCTCGCCCTCGCTGCCCAGCAGCGCGAGCGCGAGGGCGTCCCACGGGGTTTCGATGGTGACGGTGTGCGTGGTCATCGAGAGAACGCAGTTCTTCCTCGGTCAGATCGAGCCATCTCCTCCCGGACAACGCGCCGGATTTCGAGAACAGAGGTATCCACGCCGCGGCGGGCGGCGGCCTCGGCCTCGGCGGGGTTGGCGGCCCCGCGGGCGTCGACGTGGACGGTGATCTGGATCGGTGCCGGGCCGGTCGCGCCGCCGGGAGACGGGGTGCCCGGTGCAGCACCGACACCGACCGGCGCGACGGCCAGCGAGGCCGCCAGCGCAGGCGTGCGCACCGCCGAGAACGCCCGGCCGAGCGCCGACGTGAGCGGCGCGGGCGTGACCGTCGAGGCGGCCAGCTCCATCAGGCTCCGGCCCGCCGTGTTGAACGCCGTCAGCGGACCGCTGCGGACCGGCGAGCCCGGCACCATGCGACGGAGCGGGGCGAACGCCGCCGCCGCCGCCGACACGAGGCCCGAGGCGGCCGACCGGATGCCGGACACGAGGCCCTGAATCAGCTTGCGCCCCGCCTCCTGCCAGCCGCCGGTGATGAGGGCGCGGGCCGCGGCGATCATGCCACGCACCGCTGCGAGGAAGAGGCCGACGGGCGAGACCTCGAACGCCATGCGCAGCATCGAGCCGACCAGCTGGAAGGCCGGGACGAGCGCACGGCCCACCGCGACGACGGCCCGGACGGCGCCGGTCACGAGCTGGATGGCGGGCACGACGGTCGCCCCGAGGACCGCACCCACGATGCGTCCCGCCGATCCGATCCGCTCCATCGTCTCCGCCGACGGGTTGGCCTGCCGGAACAGGTCGCGGAAGAACCCGACGACGGCCGAACCCACGCCTCGCGCGAAGGAGATCAGCGGCTGCAGCGCAGGCAGCACCGGCCCGATGGCCTCCATGATGCCCTGCCCGACGCCGACGAAGAAGGCCTTGATCGGCGCCCAGTACTTGTAGATCAGGAACGCTGCGCCCACGATGCCCGCCACGACGAGGCCGACGGGGTTGGCGAGCAGCGCCGCGGTGAAGCTCCACACGGACGCCGTGGCCGCGGCCATCGAGGTGACGACCGAGGCCACGGCCCCCCGGGCGAAGGCGAGGAAGGCGGTCCGGCTCGTGAGCACGGCGACCGACTGTGCGAGGAACGCCTCCGCGTTGATCGCGGCCGAGATCGTAGCGGCACCGACGGCCACCACGACCCGGCGGGCGGCCAGCCGCACCGCGAGCAGTGCCGCCGCCACGCGGGCACGGGCGGCCGTCGCGAGGATCGTGAACGCCGACGCGCCCCGCATCGACGCCGCCGACGCCACGCCCTCCGCGATGGCATACGCGCGGGCGGCGACCAGCGTGGACTGGTAGGCCCGGCGCGCGAGGCGCAGCCGGACCGAAAGCGTGCCGAGGGCCGTGAGCGCGGCACCGGCGCCCTGGGCGAACAGCCCGAACGCGATCAGACCGCCGCCGACGACCGTCAGGAACGCCGCCACCGAGGCCGTCGCGATCACGACGCGCCGGGTGAGGACCGGGTTGGCCTCGGTCCACGCGCGGACACGGGTCACGATCTGGCCGAACCGCTCGGCCCCGCGCTCGATGGTCGGCGAGAGCACGTTGCCGACCGTGATGGCGAGGTCGCGCGCCTGGTTGCGGCCCCGCGCGATCGCCGCGTTCAGGGTCCCCTGCTTGCGCCCGTACTCGTCGGCCACCGACCCGGCGTAGGTCGCCTCGTCGGCGTACTGGGTCAGGCGGCTGCCGAGCAGGTCGAGGTCTCCCGTCACCGCGACGAGGTCGTCGGCGAACTCCATGCCGATCGTCTGCGAGAGCGCCCCGAGCGGGTTCTCCGCCTGGGCGACCGCGCGCAGGAACGTCATGATGCCCTCGGTGCCGTCCTCGCGCGTCAGGCGCCCCAACTCGGCCACGTCGAAGCCGAGGGCGGCGAACGCGGCCTGGGCGCGCTTGGGCTGGTTCTCCGCGTCGGCCAGCCGCGAGGCCAGCGTCGAGAACGCGCGGCCCGCAATCTCGGGCGGGCGGCCCAGCTCGATCAGCCGCGAGCCGAACACCGCCGCGGCCTGCCCGGTGATGCCCAGCTGGTGCGCGACGCCACCGGCCCGGACGGCGAAGTTCAGCAGCTCCGGCGCCCCGGCGCCCGTCGAGTCTGAGAGCGCGTTGATGGCGTCGAGCACCGGCGGCGTGGTCGCGGCCGTCAGCTGGAACTCGTTGCGGAGGATGCCGATGGCGTCGCCCGCCTCGGACGCGCTGATCTCGTAGGCCGTCGCCGCCTGTGCGACCTGCCGGGTGTAGGCCGACAGCTCGGGGAACGCGACGCCCCGCTGCCCGCCGGCCGCGGCGATCTGGGCGATCTCCTCGTGCGTGAGGCGGCTCTGCGTCGCCATCTCGCGCAGCTCGGCCGTGAACTCGCGCGCGGCGGTGGGCGTCGGGAAGTCGACCACCTTCGCCACGTCGGTCATGGCCTCCTCGAACGAGGCCGCCGCCTGGACGCCCAGCACGAGCGGCGCCGCGACGGCCGCGCCGAGCGCCACGATGCCGATGCCCGCATTCCGTGCCTGCTGGCCGACCGTCGTGAGCGATCGGCCGACGCTCAGCGTCTGGCGCTCGAACCGCGTGTAGCGCCGCGAGACCGCCCCGAGCGGTCCCGACAGGTTGTCGTCGAGACCGAGGTGGAGCCCGGCGAAGAACGTGGACGAGGGCATCCGTCGGGCGCCGGGGGCGGCGGGCTACTTGGTCTCTCGGTCGAGGGCGGCGAAGGCGGCAAGCAGAACGACCGCCTCGTCGCCGTCGAGGTCGAGCGCGGCGGCGCCGAGGCCGCACTCCCGGATCAGGAGCGCGTACTCGGCTACTGAGGGCGCGGCCCCATCATGTTGTGGACCAGCAGGAGAGAGTCCTCCGAGTCGAGGTCGAGCATGTCGTCGAACGTCAGGTGCGCCCAGGTCCCGCCGCGCCAGACGTCGGTGCAGAGCGCCAGCAGGGCGTAGGTCGTCTCGCCGTCTGTCGACTCCGCCTTGTCGCCCCGCTCCGTCCGCGCGCGGCGGTCGGCCGCGGCCTGGGCGGCGACCTCCATGCGGCCGGTGTGGCGGAACTGCCGGTAGGGCAGGCCCGAGAACGGGAGGGTGCCCGAGGCGCGGACGATGCGGTCGCCGACCTGAGCGCCGGGCGTCGGCAGCGCGGGGGCTCCGTCCTCTACGAGCGTGTGGCCCTCGACGGATGTGGCCGGGACACCGGTGGCGGGGGCGGTGTGCTCAGTCTGCGAGGGCGCCGTCGGGTCGACAGCCGGAAGGGGGGTGTCCATCGTGTGGGGAGGAGAAGAGGGACGCCCGAGGGGGGACCTCGGGCGCGGGGGGCTACAGCGAGGCGCGGAGGTCGGCCAGCAGGTCGGTCCCGTCCACGACGAGGATCTGGTTCACCGGGTCGACCTCGATGATGGTGACGCCGTCCTGCTCGATGCGCAGGTAGGAGACGGCGACGGTGACCTCGGCGGCGTCGTCCCGGCCGTGCTTGATGGTGCCCGCCTTGAAGCCCTTCGGGGCGCAGACCATGAACGCGCGGCCGGGGACGGAGCGCTGGGCGCGGAGGCGGTCGTCGAACTCGGACTGCACCCAGCGCACGTCCACCTCGGTGGACTGGCCGGGGCGGACGAGGGCGCGGAGGGCCGACGACGACAGGCCGGACGGCTTGAACGTGGCCTCCATCGCCTTGGCGAGACCGGGCAGCACGCCCGAGAGGACGCCCGAGAGGCCCATGCCCGCGATCTCGGCCTCCTCGAACTCGATTTCGGGGAGGTCGACCTCGGCCATGACGGGGAGGCGGGCACCGTCGACGTAGCAGGAGGCGCCTTCGATCTTGGCGGGGTAGGAGGACATCGCGGGGGGCCCGAGGCGGGCGGAGTGAGGGGCGGAGAGGCGCGGGCGCTAGGCCGAGAGCGCGGCGAAGTAGCCGAGGTCGATCGAGATCGGGATGTTGACCGTCTCCATCGCCGGGGGCGGGAGGATCGAGAGCCGGATCGTGACGACCCCGTCGGCCAGGTCCTCGGGCGTGTTGTCCTCGGCGCGGTACTGGGCCGCGAAGCCGAGCGTGGCGCCGGAGGCGGTCACGCGGTTGCCGAGCAGGCGCAGGCTGTCGAGCACGCGGTCGATCTGGGCCTTGCGCGTGGGGTCGTCCACGAGCCGGAGCGTGGCGAGCACCGCGCTGTTGGCGATGTAGTTGGCCGAGAGGCGCGCGGCGATGTCGCCCCCGATCAGGCCGTCCTCGACCGTCTCGGCCGTGGGCGCCCCGTCGAGGTAGGCCGAGGTGTGGTTGCCCGCGAGGCGGTAGCCGCCCGGCCCGAACCGCGTCAGCGTCACGAGGCCCGCGCGGCGCAGGGCCGTCACGTCGGCGCGCGTGATGGATACCGCCGGCCGCAGGCCCTGCATGGTCTTGTTGGACGGCGACGCCGGGATGCCGCCGTTGCGGGTGGCCGCGTCGTAGAGCGCGCCGACGACGTGGAGCGACGAGGGCTCGACGCGCTCGACCTGGCCCGCGGCCGTCGGGATCTGGGCGACCACGTCGGGCCACGCCTGCACCGCGAACGGGTCGTCGAGCGCCACGCCGCCCGTGCCCGCGGTCGCCTTCGTGGCGATGGCGGCGGCCGTGTTCGCCGCGTCCACGTCGAGCACCGTGAAGCCGTAGAAGGACTCGGTGTGACGGGCGGCCTTGCGGCGGAGCGAGACCGCGACGCCCGCGTCGTCCGAGAAGCCGGGCGCGACGAACACCGTCGGCACGAGGCCGGTCTCGGTGAACACCGCCTCGGCGACCTCGATGCCGGTGAGCGTGCCCGCGCCGTCGTCGGCGCCGATGATGTCGGCCGCGGCGACCTCCGTCACGTCGGGGTCGCCGCCGCCGTCGACGTGGACCTCGGGGTCGAACACGTTGACGAAGACGGCCGCCCCGGCGCCGTAGCGGTTGAAGAGCACGTCGGCCGCGACCGAGAGCGTGTAGTCGCCCGCGTCGTCGCCCGCGTTGCCGAACGCCTTGCGGTAGTCCGCCTCCGAGCGGACCACGACGGGGGTGTTGACCGGGACCGGGACGCCGTCCGCGAGCAGGTGGACCGGGGCCGTGCCGATCACACACGCCAGCACGGCGTCGGGGGCGGCGGCGCGCTCGGTGGAGCCGGGGACGAAGGTTGCGTGGACGCCGAACTGGGACATCGAGGTGGGCCGGGCGAGGTGGGACGGAGCGGGGCGCCGGAGCGCTACGCGTGGACGAGGATGCCGCGCTCGACGAGGGCGACGACAGCGGGCGCGTCAGCCGGGAGGCGGAGGCGACGGCCGTGCGTCAGCATCCGGGGTGTGGAGCCGATGTAGAGTGTGCCCGCCTCGGCGTTGGCGGCGAGCGAGAAGTGGGCAGTGCCATCAGTCGAGGGGGCGATGGCCGCCTCGGCCTCGCGCTGGGCCGCCTTCGCGTCCTCCGCCTCCTGGCGAGCCGCCTCGGCGTCGGCGCGGGCCTGCTCCGCCTCCCGGCGGGCGTCCTCGGCCTCAGCCTCGGCCTTCTCGCGGGCTTCGTCGGCGAGGCGCTGGGCTTCGGCTTCGGCCGCGGCGCGCTCCGCCTCGGCAGCGGCTTCGGCCTCAGCGGCTTCCTGCCGGGCCTGCTCGGCTTCGGCCTCGGCGCGGGCTGCATCCTCCTTCGCTTTCTCCGCGTCGGCCTTCGCCTGGGCGGCGTTGGCCAGCTCGTCGACGCGCTTCTGCACGTCGGGCTTGATGACGCCACCGTCCTTGCCGGTCGGCGTGATCTCTCCCGCCTTGACGGCGGCGGCGAGGTCGATGCCGTGCTCCTTCGCGAGGTCGTGGGCGGAGTCGGTGGCGTCGAGGACGGGGGCGCCGGAGGCGGGGGCGTCGGCCATGTCAGAGATGGATTTCGAGGGGGATGCCGTCGGGCGGAGCGCTCGGGTACGGCGAACCAGCGGGCCGGGCAGGGCGGGAGACCGAGGGCGCCTCCGTCAGCCCCACCGCAGGCATGGCGGCGGTGACAAGTAGCGTAGCCTCCCAGGTCGCGCGGTAGACCGACACCCCGCCGGGCTCGTCCTCCCCCGGCGCGACCAGCCCGGCGCGACCGCTCGGCTTCGCGCTGTGCAGGACGCCGCCCTCGACCGTCTCGACCGACGTCCGGAGTACCGAGGTCACCGACAGGAGCGCCGCCGCGGCGTCGTCGAGGAACGGATCGACCGCGCCGGGGCCCGCGTCCTCAAGGCTCTCCGCGCCCCAGAGCGACAGCTCGATCTGCACCGACCACGCGATCTCAGCGCGGGCGGTGTCGCTGCCGGTGATCGTGGCGTGGCCGGGAGAGACCGTCAGGTGCGCGTCGCCCCCCGCCGATGCCTCGGCGTCGGTGCCGATCCCGGTCAGGTGTTGCAGGCGCTCACGCAGCACGCGGAGGTGCTCGGCGAAGGGGCGGGCGTCGGTGAGGGTCATCGTTACAGCAGCTCGCCGCCGATCCACTCGGCGGCCATGTGGGAGATCGTGGCCTCGTCGCCGTCGTCGAGGAAGTAGTGAGGTCGCGCCGGGACGGTGACGGACTTCTTGAGCACCAGCAGCACCTTCGGTTCGCCCCTGCCGCGGGCGTAGAGCACCGCCCCGGCCGACCCGTCGGGGCGGACGACGGTCCACACGCGGTACCCGCTCGTCCGCATCTGCTTGACGGCCGCGCGGTTGGCGCCGTCGGAGCGACCGCCGAAGCGCCGCACCAGGCGCCGAGCGGCGCGGTCGGGCGGGAAGGCGAGGAACGTGGCCCGCTTCGGCGTGACGGTGCCGCCGTCGTGGAGCAGCCGGGCGCGCTTGTCGTTGGAGCCCCACGCCGCGAACGAGGCGCCGTAGGCCACCGAGATCGACTGCACGTAGCGGCCGGTGTCGACCAGCGGCGACGACGAGCCCTTCGCCGCGACCGTGGCCGGGGCGTTGGCCTCGAAGTCGCCCGCCTGGATGCGGCGCACCGTGGACGAGCGCCCGGCCTCGGCTACGCGCCGGAGCAGCGGGGCAGGACTGCGGGCGCGTCGCTCGACGCCTTCGAGGAACGCGCGGAACTCGCCCAGGCCGGTCCAGCGCTGGCGCATCTAGGTCGGGTCCGAGAACCGGCTGAGGCCGCCCAGTCCGTTGGCCGCGCCGTAGCGGTCGAGCAGCGGCGACCGAGGTGGGGGCGCCGTCGCCGCGGTCGGGATGCCGCCCCCGGTACCCGAGGCGCCGGGGCGGTCGGTCGCGCCGCCGTCGTAGTCCGGCCCGAAGAAGCCTTCCAGCAGGTCGTTGGCGTCGTCGCGCTTGTCGCGCGCCACGTCGTCGCGCTCCGACCGCGCCCAGAGCTCGTACTCGGCGCGCTTGAGCGTGGCCTCGACGGTGATGTCGGTCCATTCCACCTCGGCGCCGTGCCGGAGGAAGCGCGCTTCGAGCCAGCGGACCGCGCGCTTGACCGCGAGGGCGCCCGCGACGGCGCCGCCGAGCTGGGCGTAGCGCTTGGCCGGGACGGCGGCGGCGAGGTCGGCCTCGGTGGGGGCGGTCAGGTCGGGCATCGGAGCCGGGAGAGGAGCGAAACGAGACGCGGCCCTGCCCCGAGGGAGCAGGGCCGCGGCGGGCCGGAGGGCGCGTCAAACGCCGTGTCGGGCCGGTCGGTGTGGGCTCACGCCCGCAGCTACGCCGGGTTGGTGGCGTCGCCGATCGAGATCGCCGGGGCGGGCGGGACGAAGAAGGGCTTCGACTCGACGAACACGTCGATCTGGCTGCCGTCGCGGGCCATGTCGAGGATGAAGCCGACCGGCGCCGGGTTGTCCGGCAGCAGGAAGTTGTCGAGCGCCACGTTGAGCAGGCGCCACGGGGCGTTCTCGTCGGTCGCCATCAGCTCGGTCGGCCCGAGCACGTCCTTGTAGCCTGCCTCGACGGCGCCGCCGGGCTGGCCGAAGTCGGCGATGCCGGGGTGGTAGACCTGCCCGGCCATCTCCATCAGGCGGAAGCCGCCCAGGACGATGGTGCCGGGCTCGTCGACGTTGGCCTGCACGCGGCTGTCGTTGCCGAGCGCCGAGAGCCTGTCGTAGATCGAGGCGAACAGGTCGCGCCCGATGTCGATGCCCGTCGTCGCGTAGCCGCGCCGGGCGCGCTCGGTCCGGAGGTTCGACAGGTCCTTGCGGATCATGCCCGGCGTCGTCGCCTCGGCGGTCCAGTCGACCGACGGCCGCCAGACGTGGACGTCGCCGTACTTGACCGAGAACACGTCCACGATCTGGCCGGTGGCACCCGCGATGGGGTAGTCCACGCGGCCCCGGAGCGACTGGGCGGCCAGCGACTCCCGCGACTTGCGGTGGATGTCGATGTGCCGGTCCATCAGGCGGTCCGCGTCAGCCTGCAAGCCCTGACGGCCGGCGAGCAGCTGCCGGTTGCGCCAGGCGGTCGCGCCGATCCCGTCGACCGTCTTGAACGGCTGCGGGAAGATGGCGGAGATCTTGCCGTTGTCACCGGACACCGAGAGGCCGGGGGCGCCACGGAGCACGAGCGGGACCGGCAGCGTGTTCTGCGTGATCTCCTCGACGGGGACCATCACGTCGGGCCAGTTGTCGCGCGTGCGCTCGGGGTAGAAGCGGTCGGTGACCGGCGTGCCGTAGGACTCGCGGTTGACGATGCGCTGAGCGACGCGCGCCGGGCGGTACAGCTCGCGGGCCTGGGTGATGTTGGGGCGCGTGTGGGGCATCGGTCGGGGCGGCCGGAGGCCGGTCGGTCGGGGGGAGCGGTGGGAGTGGCGCGGGGAGCGCTAGAGCGCGTAGATCTGGCGCGCTTCGAGGGCGTCGAGCGCAGCCTGCGACGGCGCCGCGGTGGCCGATCCGTCGGCGGCGGTGGCCGCGACGAGACCCACGCGGGCGACGGTGCCCTCGACGCGGACGAGCGCCGCGGCCATCTTCGCGGTGTCGATGTCCTGGTGGTGGACGTAGACGCCGGTGATGAGGCCGACCGCGTCGGTGCCCTGCACCCAGCGCTCCTGCTCGCCGCCGACCGTCTTGAGCAGCGTGCCCAGGACGATGACGCCGTTGTCCGCCTTGAACGGCTTGGTCAGGTCGACGTCCGGCTTGTTGTGTGCGGTGTCGATGTTGCGCTCGGCGTGCTCGACGAGCGGGTACTTGAAGTCGGACATCAGAGGAGCCCCGAGGGGCAGGGGTCAGGAGAGGGGGAGGACGGCGAGCGGAGCGCGAATCGCTCCGGAGCCGGTCGCTAGAACTTGGTCGCGGCCTCGGCGGCGGCCTTGGCCTCGGCGTCCTCGGCGTCGGTTGTGCCGGTCGAAAAGTCGAGGATGGACGTGAGCGTCCCGTTGCGGGCCGCGCCCAGCGAGCGGACGATCTCCGTCAGCTCCGCGATGGGCTCGGCGCTCCGCGTGTCGTCGCCGTCGGCGAAGTCGAGCGCGTCCGAGCCCGCCGGGACGAGGGCGTCCGCGAACGCGACGATGCGCTCGGCCGTGGCCGCGTCGGTGGCCTCGGTGGCGGCCGTGCGGAGCGTGTCGAGCTGGCCCTGCTTGTGGCGGGCATCGGCGCGCTCGGCGCGGGCGACGAGCGCGCGGTACTCGTCGGTGTCCGAGAAGTCGGCGGCGCCGGTCGAGGTGGTGGTCTGGGTTGGGTCTGCGGGCATCGGGGCCGGGGGAGACGTGGAGGGAGAGGCCGGAGCCATCCGGGAGACCGGGCGGGCGTCCGAGAACCAGAAGTCGGTCACATCGACGAGCGTCTGCTCCGCGATGCCGAGGGCGCGGGCGAAGGCGCGGAGCCATTCGAGCCGCGGGTAGGGGATGTCGCCGTCGAGGATGTGCTGCACCGTCGCCGCCTCGACCTCCGCCTCAGCGGCGAGCGCCGCGATCACGGCGTCCCGGTCGGCGTACGCGTCGGTGTCGGCCAGCCGGTCGATCTCGTTGGAGAGCACGCGCGTGAGCGGCGACCCGTCGCGGAAGTCGGCGGCGGCGTCCGCCTGGGTGCCGTCGAGAGGGCCGGCAGGGCCGAGCGTCACCCGGATCTCCGCCAGGTCGGTGCCGCCCGCGTCGAACGCGACGAGGTCGGGCAGGCCAGGCACGGCCGGCGGCTGCGCGCCCAGCAGCGCGACGTGGTGCGGGTAGAGCCGCCCCTTGGGGTCGCGGCGGATGCCGATGGAGCGCTGCGCGAGCGTCCCCGCCTCGACGTGCGGGCGGACCGCGTCGAGGAAGTCGAGGTCGGCGAACAGCCCGGTTACCGAGGCGCCCGAGATGGGATCGGTGTAGGGGCCGGTCGCGAAGTTCTGGGCCGAGCCGTAGCGGATCGCGTCGCCTCGGACGTGGCCGAAGGTGAGCGGGGCCGAGCCCTGCGCGTTGCCCATCTCCGCGACCTGCGCGAGGTCGGCCTCCGTGAGCGGGTGGCCGTTGCGGTGGAGACCGGAGAAGGCGAGGACCTGACGGGGCACTGGGCGGGAGACCCGGCACGGGTCTGTCGTGAGCCCTCACGTTCGCGCCTGAGTCTCGCGGCTCCTCCGACACCCCGCCGGGCGGGCAAAATCACGCCTCCGCGTCCAGCAGGCCCTTCCGGTGGCGCCAGTAGTCGGTCCCCTCCGAGACCTGCACGTCGTTGGCGGCATTGCATTCGAGCAGCCAGAGGCGCACCGCTGGGCGCGGGATCAGCCAGCCGCGCCCCGAGACGCGCGACCCTTCGAGCGAGCCCGCGTAGAGCGCCGCGTAGACCGTGTCTGTGCTCCGGCCGAGCAGCCGCGCCAGCTCGCGCCCGGTGTAGCCCGCGCCGTCCGGCTCGGGGAAGGTCTCCTCGAACCAGTCGTCGAACCACGACGGCACCTCGACGAACGCCTCGGGCGCTCGCACTTCGCGGACACAGACGTAGGCGGGGGGCGCGTCCATCTAGTCGCCAAACCAGATGGCGAAGACGAGTAGCGCGATCACGGACCACACCACCGAGGCCGGCCGCTCGGTCACGACGGCGACGAGAAGGGCCACGAAGGCCGCGAGCTTGTAGGGGTTGCGAGCGATCAGGACTCCGCCGGTTGCGACGCCCGCAGGATGGGCGACGACCGAGGCGGCGTCAACTACCGAAATCCGGTGTCACCCCACAGGGGGAGGAGCCTACAGCCCCACGGCGGCGCAGTCGGCGCGCTCCACGTCCTTCCACTCGGCGTACGCGCTCTCGTTCTCGGCTTGCAGGAAGGCCGCGGCTACCAAGCCTGCTTGGACGCAGATGTCCATCGGGTCGCCGTTCCGCTTGGCGATGTCGTACTGGTTGACCGCGTCGGCGGCCACCTGGTCCTCGATCTGGTCCATCTCCCTTCGGGCCATCCGGTCGAGGAGCCCGCCCTCGTCTTCGACCTCGGGAGAGTCTGCCTGCTCCACCTCGACGGGAGTTGGCTCCGCGGGAACGCCGTCGGGAGCGGGAAACAGGAGGCCGATGACGAGGAGTGCAGCGAATGCGACGCCGACCCAGATGAGAACTCGTTTCATGGTCAGGTGAGGGATGGGCTTGGCGGTGTGGGCTCTGCGAGAAACCCCCTGGCGACGAGGGCTTCGATGGTCCGCCCTACGGTCTGGATGGCGGCTTGGTCCGAGAACTCGTCAGGCCAGACGACTCGACCGACAAACTGGATGTAGACCGGCTGCCCGGTATCGCGGTTGACGAGGCCTCCCTCACCGTCCGGCACGAGCACCTCGTCGGTGACTCCGGCGGCCGGGTTGTCGGCGATGAGCCGGATGCCCCCTCCGATCAGCAGTTGTAGCCGCTTGATAAGCACGCGGCTGTCCTCTCCCTCGGAGACCGTGAGAACGTGACGGAACCCGTCGGCCACGTCGTCGGGGCCACGGACGGGGTGGTACAGCACGAGCTGGCCGTCGTCGATGCCGCCGTAGCGGCGTCGCATGGAGATCCCCTTCGACCGGACGCCCGCGATCTCGTCGTCCGGCCAGAAGCCGAGGAGGTCGGCGATCAGCCGTTTGGACTCCTCTACCTCCACGTAGTCCTCGTCGCCAGTCGGCTCCCATCCATAGAGCCCCTCGCCCGCGCTGGCGGTGAGATGAGTGTAGACGGTGAGTCGAAATGTCTCGTGGTAGGGACCCCTGATGGATCGGGTGCGAGCCGGATTCTCGGCCGCCCCGTATGACGACCTCGTGTCTGAAACCAGATTGTTGGTCCCATCTGGGTCGGCGGCCTCCCCGTGCAGCAGCCACCCGACATCGCGCCCCAGCGCCTCGGCCAGCCTCAGGATCGAGCTGGCGGACGGCTCGTTGCGACCCTCCTCCCAGTTCTGAATCGCCGTTTTGCCTCTGTCGATGGCGTCTCCGAGCGCGACGCGGCTGAGTCCACTCTCCTCCCGGAGCAAACGCAGCCGGGTGCCAAAATCGGAGAGCCAGGTTTCAGGAAGGGGCAATGCCGGAAAAGTGGTTTGTGTCATTGACGACAGCCGGAATGTTGGCTATCGTTCGAGTGTCACCGCCCGGAGGTTACACACGAACCCAAAGCCCTGTTCAACTCCACCCGTTCCGGCATGGACCCCAACGAGACCCCACCCCTGTACGACCCCGTCGCGATGGACGGCGACCTGTCCCTGATCGAGCCCGCCGGGCTCTCCGACCCTGACCTCGCCGCGCTGCTCATCGACCTGGCCGCCGAGCGCGACCGGTCCGAGGATCGCGACAGCCTGCTGCGCGACAGCCTCCGGCAGTGGGGACGGCGCACGTTCGGCACCGTCGACGCCTACTACGTCGAGCTGCACACGCGGACCGGCTACACCGTCGGCCACATCGCCAACGCCCACACGTCGGCGAAGAGCGCGGCTGTCCTGGACGCGGCCGTCGCCCTCTACCGCGAGGTGACCGGCAGCGACGGCGGCGACGACCCCGCGCCGGTCGTCGTCGGCCGGATCGGCGGCCCGCCGGTCCACCGGCCGCCCCTCCGCGCCGCCGCATAGCGATCCCGCCCGGCCTCTGGGTCCTGTCGCGCCGCCGAGCGCGAAACCACACCCTGACCCCGCCGGGCTGGCCCTCGGGCCACGCGTCCAACCACACGGACGATGCGGAAGCCGCTTCCGCAAAAGAGTGCGGGCGCTCGGTTACCACACAGAGCGCCCGCACCACGAACCCAATGCCTGTCGGCATCGGATGCCCCGAGGGGCGTCTCGATGATACGGACCGGCGCTCACGAGTTGCAAAAGGCCCGACCCGTCGGGCGCCTCCGATGGTCGACAATGGCGACTACATCCTCCCCGGTCTCACGCGAGAGTGGGCGCTCGCGCTGCTCCCCGCACGAGGCGAGACCTACAGCCCGGCTCAGGCCCGGCTCAGCCTGCTGCTCGACCTCGACGCCTCCGTCCGCGACGGCGACCGGATCAACAGCCAGCGCGGCTACGGCCGCATCTGGGGGTGGAGCCACAAGAAGATCCGCCTCGCCTGGGACGACCTCTGGCAGGACGTGGCCCGGTCCGCGTCGTCGTGCGGTCGCCAACTCTACGGTTCGAAGCCCTCACCCTCCATCGCCAAGCTGCCCGCTGACTGGCTGGACTGGCTTCACGGCCAGTACCCCGAGCCTACCGTCGTCGTCCCTGGGGCCAAAATCGGCCCTTACGAGGCCCAAAACGCAGGGGCACACCAAGGGCACAGCCAGGGGCACAGCGAGGGCACAGGTAGGGGCACAAAAAACGGCCTCCACGATGGCGAAAATCAAGATCCGGGGCACAGCGAGGGCACACCAAGGGCACAGCGAGGGGCACAGCGAGGGCACACAACTAGTCATCCTACATCCTCCATCCCTCATCTGGACGACGACGGGGACCGCGCGCGAGGTCACGGCGAGGGAGCCGGAGGGCATGATCAGCCAGAGCCGCGCCCGCTCTGGGACGGCGCCGTCGAGCCCTTCGACCCGGAACGGTTCGGCGACGACGGCGAGACCTACCGCCGCCCCATCGAGGCGGCGCTCGCGCTCGACGATCAGGCCCGCGTCCGCTGGGCCTGCAACGTGCTCCGCGCCGGGCAGCTGCCTGCCGCCGACCGGCTCCGCGACCTCGGCGAGCGCGCCGCGCGCCACGGCCCCGAGGTCCTGATCGTCGCCCTCGCCAAGACCGACCACGGCGCCACCTCCCGCAGCTACGGCCCCCGCCTCCGCTTCCTCGACTCCGCCCTCGAAACCACCGCCCACGATGCCCACCGAACCACTCACGCCCCAGCGGGGAACGCAGACGATGGTCCTGGCCGACGATCTACCGTCCGTCCTCGCCAGCCTGAAAAGCGGGGAGCCTGGGGACCCGGATTCGATGTCTGAGATCGCCCGCGCCTTCGTCGAGGGCCGCGCCGAGGCGCTGGGCGGCCTGCCCATCGACGCCGTCGACGCCGTCGCCGTGTGCCCGTGCGGCACGCCCGAGCCGTCCGGCGCGCTGGGCCGCCGGTTCTGCACCTGCCCGCTCGGTGCCGAGCGCCGCCGCGCGTTCGAGCGCTCCATCACCGCTGGCCACGCTGCCTGCGAGGTCCCCGACCGCCTGGCCTCGGCCACCCTGGCCCGGTGCCGCGAGGCCGTCCGCGACGCGGCCACCGCCGCCGAGCGACAGATGCGCCACGAGGCCACCGCCGCCGCCGAGCGCTTCGAGACCGCGATCCGCGAGGAGCGCCGACCCGGTGCCGGACTGTGCCTCACGGGCTCCGTCGGCACGGGCAAGAGCTTCACGCTCGCCGCACTCACCCACGCCCTCCGCCAGCGGGGCGTCCCCGTCGCGTGGACCACCTACGCCAGCCTCGTCGCCGCCGTCCGCCGCCACTACGGCACCCCGATCGCGGACTCGGTCGAGGCCAACCTCCAACGCTGCCCTGTCCTCGTCATCGACGACCTCGGCGATCCGTTCCGGACGCGCGGCGACGTGCAGGAGACCGAGGACAAGCGGCGCATCCTGCTCGGGGTCATCGCCGAGCGCTCGGCCCGGCTGCTGCCCACGCTCGTCAGCGCCAACTACGGCAGCCTCGGCGACATGGCCGAGCAACTCGACCCCCGCATCGCCGACCGCATCCGTGAGTCGTGCGAGCTGCACACCCTGAGCGGGCCCTCGCTCCGCCGCGCCCCCTCGATCTGACGCCCAGCGCGTCGCCTTCCGCTTTCCTCACACCGCGCCCCAGGCGCTGACCCGATGTCCGAATACCGCACCCTTCCCGTCCGTCACCACTTCACCGAGGCTGATCTCGACGCCTTCGCAGACCGTGCCGCGCACGCCGTCCGGGAAGTCGCGGACCTCGAAGACGAGAAGCGGGAGACCGCCAAGGAGTTCAAGACGCGCATCGACGCGCTGCACTCCGAGATCCGAGATCTGTCTCGTCGGCGCCGCGAGGGGTTCGAGATGGTCCCGACCTCCTGCCGCCTCCGCCGCGACCACGGGACGCAGATGCGGCAGTGGGTGGACGAGGCCACGGGCGAGGTCGTGTTGGAGGAGCCCTTCAACAACGACGACCGCCAGCGCGGGATCTTCGAGGAGGACTGATGTCCGACGACCTCGCCCTCCGGATCGTCCTCGGCGCCACGCCCGCCGACCTGCCCGAGCGCTTCGAGCTGCGGCCTGGCATCACCGTGGTCGACGTGGCCAAGCACCTCGCCGCCATCGGCGCCGACCTCTACGGCGCCGACGAGAACGGCCAGCCCGATGGCTGTCCGCAGAACCCCGAGCGCGGCTGGCGCAACGTCCGCGACACCGCCAGGGTGATCGCCGAGACGCACGCTGACACGCTCCCCGACGCCGGGCTCTTCGCGGATCTCCGGTCCGCCGCCTGAATCCCCCGAGGCACGCCACACAGCCTCTCCACCACGAACCCGATGTTTGACGAGAGCTGGCTCCGCCAGAACGCTCACCGCGTCATCGGCGGCCCCCCCGCACCAGACCCCGCACCCCACTCCGCCCCGGCCTGTCTGACCGAGGAGGAGGAGCACCGCGCCGTGATCGCGTGGCGAGACCGAACCGTGTGCGCCCGCCCCGCTCTCGCCGACCTCACCCACTTCCCGAGCGGCGGAAAGCGGACGACCGCCGAGGCTGGCGTCTTTCGGGCGCTCGGGCTTCTGCCAGGGTTCCCAGACCTCATGCTCTTCCACCGCTCTGGGAGCTACGTCGGGCTGGCCGTCGAGATGAAGGGCGCTGACCGCCGGGGCCGACTGGGTGACCTCTCCGACTCCCAGGCTGGCAGGCTCATTCGGCTTGCCGCCCAGGGGTGGGCCGTCGACGTGTGCTGGACGGCCGAGCAGTTCGTCTTCGCCGCCACCAACTACCTCGACGAGCCCGACACGTTCGTCGGGGGCCTCTGATCCAACCACCCCTTCCCACATCACCATGACGCTCTACCAGATCGACGACGAACTCCTCACCCTCATCCAGTCCATCCAGGACGCCGGGGGAGAGGTCACCGACGAGCAGAACGCTCGCCTCGACGCGCTCCTCGACGCTCGCGAGGACAAGGCGGACGGCTACATCGCCATCATCCGGCAGATGCAAGCCGAGGCCGACGCCTACAAGGCCGAGGCCGACCGCCTCGACGGTCTCCGCCGCGCCGCCACCAACAAGGCCGACCGCCTCAAGTCTCGCCTCCTCGACTCCATGCAGCGGAAGGGCGAGGACGTGCTCACGGGCCGACTCGGCAAGGTCCGCGTCCAGCACTCGGGGTCTGCCTCGGTCGTGCTCCTGGCCGACCCCGAGGACCTGCCCGCGCGCTTCCAGCGCGTCACCGTCGCCGCCGACAAGACGGCGCTGAAAGCCGCCCTCGCTGAGCAGGACCCCGAGGCGGTCCGCGTGGCCGAGATCAGCGAGTCCCGCACCCCCTACCTCCGCATCTACTAGCCCATGCCCACCCTCAGCTGCACCGACACCGCCGCCCTCGTCCGCGAGCACGGCCCCCTGACCGCCCGCCAACTCGCGGATCACCTCGACTGCGCCCAGTCCACCGCGGCCATGCGTCTCGACCGCGCCGCCCGCATGGGGCTCGTCGACCGACGCTTCGCCCCCGAGGGCTCGTCCAGCCGCTACGTGTTCGTCGCGGCCTCCGACGAGCCCTCTGCCTGACCCACCCCCGGCGCACGCCACACAGCGCCATCCCCCGAGGCTCGGCCTCACACCAACGAACCCGATGACCCTGCTGCAACCTGGGCTGTTCGACAGTCCGCCCCCGCCCACCGAGGCGGCGGCATCCGACCCCACGCTGACCACGCTGGCCGAGGCCCGCGCCTGGGTCCGCGACCACTGGCTCGACGGCGTCTCCTGCCCGTGCTGCGACCAGCGCGCCCAGGTCTACCGCCGTCCCATCTACGCCGCGATGGTGCGGCACCTGCTGACGCTCTACCGCGCCGACGCCGAGCGCCGCGAGGGGACGCCGCTGCCCGCGACCTACGCCAGCGCCGACGGGCACTTCCACATCGACCGCCTGATCCACGCCCGGCCCGGTGGAGGCCGCGCGGGTGGCGACTTCGCCAAGCTCCGCTTCTGGGGGCTCGTCCTCGAATCGACGGCCGAGAGCGACGTCGGCGCGCGGTCGCCCGGCTGGTGGCGCATCACCCCCCGAGGCCGCGCCTTCTGCGAGGGGAAGCTCTCGGTCCTCAAGTACGTCTTCCTCTACAACGGCCAGCCCATCGACCCCGACGCGGCCGGCGTTCCCGAGGACCGGCGCGGCGGTCTCGTCGACGTGCGCGCCTGCCTGGGCGAGCGGTTCGACTACGACGCGCTCATGGGTGGACTCTCGACCCCGGCCGAGGTCCGCAGCGCAGCATGATGACCGGACCCCAACTGCCCCCGCTCGCAACCCGCCACGACGGCGCGGACTGGTTGCGCTCTCGCGGCCTCACGGTCTCGCCCTTTGGGGAGCGCGCCGCGGCTGTCCTCGCCGTTGCCTACCGAGGGATCTACCACGCGCCGTTCACCGAGGCGGTCCTCGACCCTCAGAGCGGGACGTTCGATTCCCCCCGCTACGTGGAGGTCCGCGTCTGGGGAGAGTTGGCGACGTACGACGGCCACGAACTCACGCGCCTCGTGCTGGCTGCCCACGACGGCGCCGTGCGCGTCTCGATCCGCCCTTCGTCTAACCGCACGCTGCGGATCGGGCTGGCCGCCCGCGACAGGACGGGCGGGCTCTACTACCAGCACCCCACGATGGAGGAGGCCGCCGAGCGTATCCGGAGCATCGCCTACGACGTGCCCACCCACGCGCTTCGGGAGGGAACGGCATGACGCTCGACGCCCCCATCACGCTCCGCGTCTCCGATCGCTGGGACCACCGCCTCGCCCCCGAGGCGGTCATCACTCAGGCCGACTTCGCCATCCTCGTCCGCTACCCGTTCGGGGTGCGCCGCGTCTACCTCGTCCTCAACGAGGGGCACCCGCTCGACACGGGCAAGGCCGGGTCGCTCTACTACACCTCGCTCCGCTGGTGCGAGGGCAATGGCCTCCTCTACGACGCCGACGGCTCGATCTCGCGCTCCTACCTGGGCGAGATGGTCGGCGCTGGCGTGGCGGACCTGACTGGCGACTGGGCCGAGTGCGAGCGCTTCCTCGACCCGTCGCCCCTCACGGGCGTCGCCCAGCAGGCCGCGGCCGAGGGGTTCGGATGAGAGCCGCACAGACCGACCTCTTCCCGGCCGTCGCCTCCGACGCGCACCCCGTCGCCCTCCGCGCGCTCGCGGCCGGCGCCGTCCTATCGGCGTCCGTCTCCGGTGGGAAGGACTCTCAGGCCATGCTCGCTCGCCTGATGGACCTCCGTCGCGCGCACGGGTGGAACGGGTCCGTCGAGGCCATCCACGCCGATCTCGGACGCGCCGAGTGGCCCCAGACGCCCGGCCACGTCGAGGCCAGCGTCGCCCGCGAGGGCGTGCCCCTCGTCGTCGTGCAGCGTGACAAAGGCGACCTCGTGCAGCGCATCGAGGAGCGGCTGAACACGGTCTCGACGCTCGACCCCACCCGACCCGCAAAGCCGTTCTGGCCGTCGGCAGCTCAGCGCTACTGCACCTCGGACCTCAAGCGCGGGCCCATCCGGAAACACGTCCGACGCCACGGCCCGCACGCGCTCGTCGTGAGCGCCCAGGGGATGCGCGCGGCCGAGTCTCACAACCGCGCCAAGACGCCCGTGCTCTCCCTCGAACGTGGGATCACGGGCAAGGCTTACCTGGACGCCCACGCCGAGGGCGCGACGCTGGCCGACCTGCTCGACTGGCACCTCACCGATCCCGCCGGGCGCCTCGTGCTCCGGTGGCTCCCGATCCACGACTGGGACGACGACGAGGTCTGGGCGCAGCTCGGCACCGACCCCGCTGACCTCGACCGGCGGCGGGCCCTCCACGCCTCCGGCGCCGAGGCTGACGCGCTTGTCGGGTGGCTCGCCCATCCCGCCTACGTGCTCGGCAACACGCGCCTCTCGTGCTCCCTCTGCGTGCTGGCGAGCCGGGCCGACCTGCTCAACGGCATCAAGCACAACCGGCCGCTGGCCGAGCACTACGCCGCCCTCGAAGAACGGACCGGCTACACGTTCACCGAGACGGTCTCCATCGCCGACCTCATCACCGAGGCCGACCGCCTCGCTTCCACGACCTGACATGGCTCCCGATTTCAAACCCCCGGTCCTCCTCGAGGTCTCCGCCGAGCGCGCTCGGCAGGATACCAAGTTTCCGCCTCCGCCCCGGCCCGACCACTCCGTGACCGACTGGCTCGCGATTCTCACGGAGGAGGTGGGTGAGGCCGCTCAAGAGGCTGTCGAGATTCGCTGGGCAAGCGACGCTGGCGAGGCCAGCCGAAGGACGCAGCTGCTCCGTGCTGAGTTGATTCAGGTGGCCGCCGTCGCTGTCGCCTGGGTCGAACACATCGACGGCATGGCGACGTGACTCCCGCCCAGCGCCTGCACCAGACCGCCGACGACCTCGCCCTCCGTGGTGAGGTCGAGGCTGCCCGCTCGGTCCGCGCTGACGCGACCGCCGCCGAGGGGCACCCCGACGAGCCCGAGCCCACCACACCGCCCGCCTCGGGGCTCCTGCACATCGTCATGAACGGGCGCATCTGGTCCCCCCACGAGACCGCGCGCTTCCTCGTCCGCGAGGGCGGGCGCTCCCTCCTCGATGCCGCCCTCGTCACCGGCCTCACCACCATGCAGGTCCGCCACTCCCTGCGCACGCCGCCGCTGCCCGGCACGGTCGGCCCCGTCCGCCCAGGCACCGACCCGTTTATCATCTCCTGAGCGCTCACCACACAGCGCCGCATTCCACGAACCCATGTCTGCCGCCACCATCCTCCGCGACCTCGGCGTCGATCCCGACGCGCCCGCCTCGTCTCTCTCCGCCGTGCAGCTCGTCGAGGCCGTCGCCCGTCGGCTCCACCCGCCGACTGACCCCGAGCCTCGCTGGCTCCCGACCCGCAAGGCCGCTACCTACCTCGGCGTCTCGCCCGCCACGCTGCGCCGCTACGCGAGTGAGTCCGACACCATCGAGCGCCGCGAAGGTGCTGGCCGGGCACCCGACCAGTACCTCGTCTCGTCGCTCGACGCCTACCGCGAGGCCCAGCGCCGCGACTACTCCGCCGCGGCCTGATCGTCATCGTCCTTCGGCTGCCGCCGCGACAGCGACCCGGTCAGCGCGTGCCCGGCGCTGACCGGGTCGAACGAGGCGAGGTAGGTCTCCGTCGTCGAGATCTTGGTATGTCCCAGCACCTTCGAGATGTCGTAGATCGAGCGGCCGTCGCGCCGCATGTGGTCGGCGATGCTGTGCCGAGCCGAGTGGAAGCCGATCCGCGGCCACCCCTCCTTCTTCGCGACTGCCGCGAGGTGCTTCCGGGCCAGCGCTCCGCGCCGGTCGACGGCCCGCCTCAGCCGCGCCGGCTCCGCCTCGTCGGCCTCGTCGATCAGCCCGAACACGTAGACGCTCCGGCGTTCCTCGGGCACATCGAGCGTGCGACCCTCCCACCGCTCCACGATCGCCGCGGCCTCGGGCACCAGCGGCAGCGCCATCACGGCGTTCGTTTTCTGCTGGCGCATCCGGTACGACACCGGAGCTCCGCGACCATCGGCGACGATCACGCGCTCGATGTCCGTCCAGCGGAGACGGCAGACGTCACCCAGCCGGACCCCGCCGGCCAGGAACGAGAAGCAGAACCAGTCCCGCACGTCGGCCGCCCGGCCGGTCAACTCCATCCCCAGGTACTCGTGGACCTGATCGAGCGTCAGCCGCGCCCGTTCGACCCGCGCCTTCTTGACCTCGACGAGCTGGGCCGCGCGGAGCGCCGCCTCGGCACCGGGGACGCTCGCCCGCACGGCACGGGCGAGCAGCGCGCGGATGGTCGTGATCTGCTTGTGGACGTAGTTCGTCGCGTGCCCGGCCCCGCCCTGGTCCTCGGGACGCGCCAGGCGGTCCCGGTGCGCGCTCAGCAGCGCGAACGTCAGCCGGTCCGCCGTCACCTGGGTCGGTCGGAGCTTCTCCCGGTGCAGCGTCTCGTCGAGGTTGGCGAGGACGCTCCCGTAGGCCAGCGCCGTCGACAGCTTGCCCTTGTCGCGGAAGGCCCGCCGGACCTCGGCGCGCATCCACGGCACGATGGGCGGCGCCTCCTCCGTCTCCTCCCGGGCAGGATGGACGGCGTCGACGACGGCCTGCTTGACGTCGTCCATCGAGACCTCGCGGCCCTCCGAGAGCAGCGCCTCGGTCGCCACGCGACGCGCGAGCGCCAACCGCTCGCCCAGGAGCGTGTTGAGCGCGTCCGCCTCGGGGTGCCCGGCGCGGACCTCCTGCCGCCGCGCGTTCCAGTCCTTCGCCTTACACGAGATCGCGAGCGAGACGAGCCCGGTCTGCCCGGCGTGGGAGAGGCGGACGTAGATCGGGAGCAGATCCCGGTCCCGACGCTGCTTCTGGTAGAGCCCGACCGTCAT